ACGGCGACGGCGACGGCTACGGCTACGGCTACGGCTACGGCTACGGCTACGGCTACGGCTACGGCTACGGCGACGGCTACGGCTACGGCGACGGCTAAAAAAAATCGAAACAATGAATGTTATAGATATCATAGAATCCCGCAGACTAAAGGAGAAAATTTCGATTGAAGCATTATGCGCTAAGACAAAGAAGGTCAATCCAGTTTCTTATTCTAAGTACTTAAGCCGAGAAACAAAACCACCATTTGAAGGAGTTGTTCTTTTACTGGAGGCAGTAGGATTGAAGCTGAATGCAGTGGATAAGTACATGAGGGGTGACGCAATTATTGCTAAATGGGGCTCTATTTCAATGTGGATCAGGTGCTATAATAGAGAAACATTACATTTATTTCGCCAAGCCACAGGATTTGAAAGCGGCCCGACGATTATTATTTCTGCCACTTTGTTTTATACTTGGTATTATAAATTCAATAAAATTGCTCCCGAAGATGCTATGTTTAAGGATTTGTTAGGCCAAGGAATGACATCAGAGTTGTACGAGTGGGGATTAATTGCGTCGGACCACCCCTCAGAAACAGCATTGATATTTTATAATAAAGTAGCAGATGCAGTAACGTACTATCTGGACTACTCAGATGTAATAACAGAGGTTTATGTGTGAATTATTAATCAAATAAATAAACAAAACAATGGGAAATCTTAGAACATTTAAACGCAGAAATGGATACTACATTCTTTACGAAACAGTTGGACCATCCAAGGTTAAAAACACTTTGAGACAAGAAATTAATTTAGGAACCAAGGAGGTTGATTGTTTACCTAAGTGGACATTGGATGGAGCCGGAAAAAGAATTTTAGGAAGGCGTTTTTATATTATGGATAACATTAAAGTAATTCACCACAAAATGCCTTCACGCGCAAAGGATAGGCCTAAAAATAAAAGGAGAATTAAACATTAATGGCGTCATCCATAAAAAAGGGTCGAATAATGTACGATAGAAAGAATTTTCGTACCAAAAAGTTATCGGCGTTTGCAGAGGTAGAAGGAAAACAAGGTTGGTATCCGAAGTCAGTGATTAAGGACAACGAGGATGGCACAGTATCTATTGAAAACTGGTGGCTAGAAAAGAAATAAACAAAATTTGGAAGTTTAAAAAAGAAGCCATAGTATTGTGGTAAATAATGTAATCCGCTAAAATGAAGATTCAAATAACAATTTATTTAAAATAAACCACCGGGTCAGGGTGCGCCTCAAGTCTTAGCGGATTACAGCCACCCCCTCGATGGTGTTTTTGTGATATGGCAAACGATACCTTTTATTTTTCACATGACTACAATGTTCGTACCGATGGGAAGATAAAGAAACTATTGGCTAAACACGGATGGATGGGGTATGGTATATTTTGGGCCTTAGTAGAAGATCTTTATCAAAATGCGAACGCATTGCCAACGCATTACGATAGTATTGCGTATGATCTTCATACAATCCCCGAAATAGTAAAAAGTGTCATAAATGATTTTGGTCTTTTTGTGGTAGATGGAGATTCGTTTGGCTCTTTGTCGGTTCAGAGACGGTTAGATGTAAGAAATAAAAAATCTATAAAAGCAAGAGAATCAGCAAATAAGAGATGGAAAGAAAAAGAACCAAATGCGAACGCATTGCGAACGCAATCCGATAGCAATGCTATAAAGGAAAGGAAAGGAAAGAATATAAAAGAAAAGGATAATATATATTTAGAGAAATCTGGCGAAGCCTTAGAAGAATTTTTTAAAGAAATGGTCATGGATGGTGAGTGGCGAGATTTGGTTAAAAAACAATATTCCCTTTCTGATTATCATTTTTCGGTAGCAATTGGTTCCTTTAAGGCAATTTGTATGGTTTCGAACGAAAAGTATTCATTAAGCAATCTAAAGAGATATTTTTCTCATTGGTATCACAAAAACAAAGAAAGTATTGTTAAAAATAGCAATCCGACTAATGGAGTTGCGGCTATTCATAAAACTATTCAATAATGAACTACGATAAACTTCCCCCACAGGCAATTGATATTGAACAAGTAGTTTTGGGCTCTTTAATTCTCGATGCAGATGCTTACGACAAAACCATAGAATTTTTAAAAGAACAGGTTTTTTATAAACCAGCGCATCAGGTGGTTTATCGGGCAATAAAGGAATTATCAGAAAATAATGAGCCAATAGACCTTAGGACAGTAAGCAATAAGATTAAGGTTGTGGATTCTTTGGCAATTATTGGCGACGTAACTTTTGTTGTTGACCTTACATCTTCGGTTATTTCTACAACCAACGTGCAGGTGCATTCAGCTATTTTGTATGAAAAGTTCCTTCGTAGGGAGCTAATAAGGATTAGTATAGAAATGGGAAATGCGGGGTATAATGAGGAGGAGGATGTTTTTGATTTGGTATCTAAATTTCAAGGCGTTTTGGATCAACTAGTTCATTTTAATACAACCGATTTTAGCCCAAGAGCAAGATTAGAAGAGGCCCGTCAATCCATCCATAAGGCTCATGGATCAAAAACGGGACTTAGTGGAGTGTCTACCGGATATGACAGCATGGATAAATTTACGGGCGGTATGCAGCCAGGAGATCTTATTGTGGCAGGCGGTTGGCCCGGAACTTTTAAATCAGCCTTAGTATTAGCAATCCAACACAATGCCGAAAAATCAGGAACTCCAACAATGATGTTTGAGCAAGAGATGTCTGGAAGGCAAGTTGGTATTAGGGAAATTGCTATGGATACTAAAATATCAATTGAATCGTTAAAAACAGGTCAGGTAACAGATTCACAATTAAAAGAAATTGAATATGCGATAGGTCGGATAGAAAAAAGGAAAGTGTTTATTGACCTATCCTCTGGAATAAAAATTGGACGAATAAAAAGCATTTTGAGAAAATTAAAAAAAGAAGAAGATATTGGATTAGCTGTTATTGATTATCTTGGCCTTTGTGATTTAGAGACAAAGAAATATGGAGGATCGGAGCCAGCTATTGATAATTTTTGTAGAGAATTAAAAGTGACGGCAAAAGAATTAGATATACCAATTATTTTATTAGCTCAGTTTACTAAGGATTCTGGCAATGAAAAATTAAAACCACCTCATGCGGGATTATTAAAAGGAAGTGGGGCGATAGAGGCTCATTCAGATTGTGTTTGGCTTCTTTGGAATCCATCAGCACTTGATGAACATTTTCAGTTTGATATGGGAGACGGAAATGGAACATCTAGCTGTTATGGAAAAATAGGAATCGTTCATGCAAAAAATAGACAAGGAAGAGTTGGTATGCAGTGGTTAAATGTAAACGCATCTACTCACGTATTTAGTGATAATAATTAAAATTATGGGACTAGCAAAAAAAGTAGTTTTTATTTACGAGAACAAAGCGGTAAAGGGCTTGATAGTTGAGCCGGGGCAGAAGATGTGGAAAATTCACGTCGCCACTCATAAGGTGGAAGAAATAGAGTTGCCTTATGATACTACAAGGGTAGATTTTGATATGGCATATTATTATTTACCGGCTATCAATAAAGACGTAGCCCTAACAAAATTTAAAAGAGATCAACAAGCAGAAGAAGCACAAAAGAAAAAATATAAACTTAATTAGATGGAAAAGAAAACGTTTACTGAGTGGTTGAGTTTTTTTGATAATATATATCGTAGAAAAGTTTATACGGTTAAGGGAAGAGAAATAATTTGTTATTTTATGAATGAGCCCATCTTTGACGACTCGGCCAACCTTACTCAAGAGGATATTAAAACAAATTTGAATTAAACATTAATCTCGTCACATGAAATTACACACCAATCATATTTTAATTCGTCTTACTAAAAAAACAGATGAGCTTCAATTACCAGGAATAGGAGCTATCCAAATAGAAACAGGTTATGATGAGGAGAGGCACCAAAGATTAGTAGGTGAGGTAGTACAAGTGCCCAATAAACTTATCTTCGAAAACATGGATCATACTATGATGCCGTGGGAGTGTGAGATGGAGGCTATGGTGGGCGACGAAGTTATTCTCAGGCGCACAGATGTTAGCGTGTCCAGATTTAATGGAAAGTCTTATGAGGAGGATGGGCACTTGTTTATTTATGTGGCTTATGAGGCGCTGATATTGGTGAAAAGGAGATGGGCATTTGAGGATTATGGAAAACAACTTTATTGGCCTAATCCAAATACAGTAAGTTTAGATGGAATTAATTATTGGGTCATTATGCTTAACGGATATATGTTAGTCGAACAAGACGATGCTGACTGCGAAACAAAGTTAACGTTACCCCAAAACATGAAAGAATCAAAAGCCCAAAGTGGAACAATAAGATTTATAGGAAAGCCCAACACCCGTTACCACGATCAGTTCAATAGTAGTGGAAAGCAAATGTCTGGCAACCTCCCAGACGATAGGTTTGATTTAAAAGTGGGGGATAGAATTGGGTTTTTGAAGTTCGCAGCCATAGACCTCGAATTTGACTTGCACCAGTCGTTTGCGGGTAAGGGTAAGCAGTTCGGAAGGATGCAGCGGAACAAAGTACTGTGTAAGTTGTGAGGATATTTTTTTTCGTTTACCTTAGCGGTAGATGGAATATAAATATAAAAAACCGGACACCTTCTTTTATGCCAACCAAGACGAAGCGTTAAAGCCGATTCTGATAAATATTTCAAAGGTAATAGCGAATGTATATAAGTTTTGGAATCCCAATGCAAAAGATTGTCCGATTTCAAATCCACCGCCAGAGAAAATTGCCAACTATGGCGTCGCCCCACAAGACCAATACTTCAAACGTAGAGAGATACCAAAGAAACTAAGAGACCTCGAAAAGCAAATGGACGGGCGCCCAGACGATATCTGGAAAATACTGATAGCCCATAAAGAAAACTATAAAGCCGAAATTGAATTTATAAGGGAAGAGTGGTATTTCACAACCTATGGTTATTGGATTTACATTAACGGAAAGGCTACGTGGCTCCCGCCGACACATTACGAGTACCTTACCTACTGTACAGGAAATTACGTTTCTACAGATCCCGTCACCAAAAGAAAAGTATCAAGTCTTTATCCATCGTATAGAGACGTAGATAGGAGGATAGATATAATGCACCAATACCTATTTACCACCACAGAAACTTTTGAGCGATTAGATAAAACGGGGATGGCGATAGCGGAGGAAGATGGAACTTATAAAATGAAAGATTTGAAAAGGTTTTTATTTTTTGGCGATGTCAACCCAAAAAACAGAAGGCGTGGTGAAACCGGAAAGGCCCTTTCAAAAATATACGGTAAAGCAAAGAAACTAGCAGGCCCACAAGCTCACTCTTCAATATGTGCAAACGCTGAAAGTACATCCAGAAATCACTGGAATGTAAAGTTTGTGCCAATGGTTAGGAAGATGCCATTTTTCTTTAAACCTGTTTCGGATGGATCAAACAGACCAAAAACAGAATTTTCATTTAAAGCGCCAGGTGCAAAAGAAGGAAGTAAGAATTTTAGTAGGGCAGTTTCGACCGAAACAAAAGAGCTAGATGGAAAAATAGATTTTTCTCCAGTAGTAAGTAAAAGATTTTATGACCACGCCAAAATAACTGGTGATATTCTATGTGATGAAGAGGCTAAAGTAGAAGGAAACGATGTTTATGAAGAGTGGAGCTTATTAAAACCTACAATGTCTCAAGGGGCTGAATCCGAAAGAAATAGATTCGCATTCTGTTATAAGCCTTCTACAGTAGAGGATATGGAGGGTGGAACCGGAGTGCCTTATCAGAAAATATGCACAGCCTCTAATTTCTATCAACGGGGTGCGCTGTCAGGCCAAACAAAAACAGGATTATGTTTAATTTATTTTCCCACAGAGGATGGTTTGGAAAACTTTATTGGTCCATACGGAGAGTCAATTATTGAGGACCCAACGCCCGAACAAGCGGAATTCACCGGATGGGATATAGGCTCCAGAGAATATCTTAAGTCAAAAGTTGCCGAATATGAATCTGATCCAACCGTGGATAACATGCGGAAATTAGCCCAATTTAAACGCCAAAACCCCCCTACATACGCAGATATTTGGAGGGGCGGTAGCGGCGATATTGGATATGACATAAAGAAATTGGACGATCATATGGATTATTGGCGTCGCCAATTCTCATTAGATAACGATCCTAGAGAAAAAGGTAATTTAGTTTGGGTAATACCAGGAAAAGGAGTATTTACTGCCGCAGAGTTTTTAAGGAGTCGGCTAGATGATTATGATATTCCAGAGGCCTATATAGATTGGATACCTGACTCAAAAGGAAGGTTTTTGTTCTCTAAAAAACTAACCCCAGAACAGGCTAATAGAATTGAAAAAGATTTAGAGACCGGGCATTATATAAATATTGATGATATCTATTCTATTGGTATTGACCCAAACGAATATCACAACGCCAACCAGGCAAAAGCCAGGGAGGATAAGTCTGGAACATCATATTATACGGCAGCGATTTACTTACCATTTAGTGAATCGGAATTAAATAAACCAATTAACGAATGCGAAACAGGGATGTTTGTTGGGTCTTACACAGCCAAAATCGATGATATTGATGAGTGTAATGAGGAGATGTTAATGTGTGCTATCTGGTGGGGAACCAAGGTAAATGCAGAAAGAAACAAAAATAAAGTAGAGCCTTATTTCATTAAAAGGGGTTATGCCGGCCTATTATTTTACGCATATCTTCCAGAGAAAAACGCATATAGGGGATCATCTGGCTACCACCTGGGAGCCGAACAGCCCATGGACACCTTAATTGATGCTACTAGAAAACATATAGCTTTTTACATGCACGATCCCCATATTGAAATTTACGAACAATTCAGAAAAATGAACTCAAAGGATGATTTAACTAAGTTAGATAATGCCTCATCAGCTGGAGGTGCCTTGATTCAGTCCACCCAAAGGCCCATAAATAAAGGGTACAAGAAGCTCGATCGAAAGGAAGAGGATGACGAATACGAGTCCATTGAGGATATTTATGGTGCTGAACACTAATTTCCTATATTTGTGGGAAATGAAAGTGAATGGCCGCTAGTAAAATGTTTAAGGGAGACCAATACCTAAAAGCTGGCTCCAATTTATTCCCCTCTGATGAAATAGCACCGATAAAGAAGCGAAAAGGCCAATCTTCGAAAGAGTTCTGTCTGGCATTTGCTAAAGCATTTTATTCCGGGTGGGGCAACGGCAACTTTCAGGGCTCACAATTTGTTGACAGAGATAAACTTATTAGGCTACGAAATTATGGCAGGGGGCGCCAGGGACTAGATAATTACCATGAATTCTGGTATGGTAGAAATAAGGATAACGCGATTGTTCGCAAGGGCCTTATGAATATTAACTGGGATATATTAATGGTGGTCCTAAAATATAAAGATGCCTTTATTTCCAAGTTAAACGAATTTGAATACGACCCGGTAATTTCCTCTCAGGACCAATATGCCAGGGATGAGCGTAAAGAAAAAATGACCCTTGATTTTGTGAAAAATAAGATGAAGGGAATTTTCCAGGCTGCAGGCGGGGATGAGAATAACATAGCCCCGGACTCTATGGCCGAGTTTGAAATCCTCGAAGAAATGGGGGTTTATAAAAACAAAGCAGAGTATTGTTGGGAAAAATACATTAATAACGTATTCAATGGCTTCAATAAATGGGATCTTAAATTAAAGAATCGATTACTTGAGGATATATTTTCTTTATCAAAATTATGTGTTAGGGATTACGTGGACCCAGACAGCCAAACCGTAAAAACGCAGTATGTTGATGTTATAAATACTATCATGCGCCTCACCACAGAGGGAGACGTAATTGATGGAGGGGTTATCGACTTAATGACGGTTCAAGATTTAAAGAAGGCTTCCGGATTAGACGAGGCGACATTATTCTCAATTGCCCAAAGCGCCTGTGGATGGTACGGAAACCCAGGTAGTAATAATTGGACGTGGGGATCGACTTATGATAGTTGGTTATCAAATAACGGAGGGGCTGTGGCCCGGGGTGGTGTTGGTAATTGTGAGTGGTATGCATTTAGGGTGCCAGTTTTAAAATGTGAATACAGATCAGTTGATACCGATTATTACACCGAGCAAGATTTAGGGAATGAGAAAAAATATTCAAGAGCTAAACATGGAAAAACATTCACACAGTCCCCAACCAGAAAGACAATCACAAAAAATACAATCAATTATTATACCTGCTCATGGATCATTGGGACGGACCATTGTTATGACTACGGCTTACAATACGATATGCCAAGAACCGAAAGGGCCGAGGCAAGATGCTCATTCCATTATTACCAAATGGACGACCCTTCCATAGTGGAAAGAATGGCTCCCGCTATTGACCTTACACTAAATACATGGTATAATTATCAAAATAACCTATCAAAATCTAAACCTTTAGGATATTTATTTGATATTTCAGCATTAAAAAACGCCGCCCCTGGAGATAAAGTAAAAACCGCAGACCTTATAAAAGGGATCATGCAAACCGGTTCGGGGGTTTATAGTAGTATAAACAAAAGAGGGGATCGTCCAGTTATTGCGCCTAACTCAGGACCGCCCGTAGTTTCTTTACCTGGGGGGCACCAAGAAGCATTGAATGATTTTGTTGGAGCGTGGAATGTAATGAATCAGATATTAGGAGACCTTGCCGGTATGACCAATAGTTTTACCGGAGGACCGCAGCTTCCAGAAGGAAAGGCAATCAACGAGGGGCAAATGGAGGCAAGTGTTTCGTTGCTCAAACCAAAAATTGATGCATATTTCGAAGTGAGATCAAGTTGTGCACTTAATATTTTATTGAGAGGACAGGTTATTTTTAGGCACAACGATAAGATCAGTAAGGAATATAGGAATATTTTGGGTGACGATATAGTTGAGATCTTAAAAATATCCAGCGAGAAAAACTACTCCCAATATGGTATGAAGATGAACCTTCGGTTAAGTGGGGTGCTTAAGAACGAGGTTAAGCAGGCAGCTATTATTGCCAGCCAACCAGGTAAAAACGGGGAGCCGGGATTATCCTTTATGGAATTTTTCAAGATTATCAACATGCTAGAGAGTAATGTAGAGATCAAATATATCGAAGGGTTTATGCAGCGCCTTATTACCAAAAGGCAGCAGGAATCTCAGCAAGCTCAAATGGCAAACGCTGATAATCAAAACAAGGGCTTGATGGCAATTGAGCAGCAAAAAGCTGCGGCAGCTATGGAGTTGTTAAAGTTCACAACCGACCTTGAGATTCAAAAGGGAGTTGTTTTGGCGGCAGCAGAGGCTCACTTTGCAAAAGAGCAGGCAGCGGCAGATGCAGAAAATAAAGCTACTGGAGATGCGCTTGGGTTAATAATGCAAACGACAATGCAGCAATACTTAGGAACAATTGGTGGGAAAGCTGCGGCTTAAATTTTAATGTTTAAGTTTTTCTCCTATATTTGCCCAAAACAAAGTATTTATGGCAGAAAATGCAAAAACAGAGGATCAGCTATTAGCCGAGTTAAGAAACGCTCCAGTAGTAGAAGTTACTAACAAAACGCCGGAAGTTATTAACACGGAGGAGGTTAAAACAACCGAAACAACCGAAACGGTAGTTACCGAAGATCCGCTTAAAAAAGCCGAAACGGTTACTACCGAAAAACCATATTATGAATTAAAAGGGTTTGCTACTCAGGCTGAGCTTGACACTTATATTGACAATAATCGCGTCGCCCCAAAAACAGCCTATGCAAGCAAATGGTCAGAAGAGTTTGATGGCTTTGTAAAGGCCACAGGTAAAGACGATCCTAAACTTTTTGAGTTCTATAAAAACACAGAAATTAAGGAGTCAATGGAGCCTAAAGATTACGTGAGGCTTATTGTAGAAAGTGAGATCCAAAAGAATCCTACGTTGGCTAAATATAGAGATATGCGCCAAGAAGAACTTGAAAAAGAATATTTGGTGGACATGGATGTGAAAGAAGAGGGTCTTAGTATGCAGGATTTGTATGCCAAAGATATGAAGGATATTCAGTTAAAAGCTGAGGCGCAGAAGGTGATTGACGACATTAATGTTACCCGCGAAAAGATGGCAAATAGCGGATTAACCAAGGAAGAAATTGCAGCAAACACCGCTAAATTAGAAACAGCAAAAGTGAAGGCAAATGATTTTATTGAAAAATCGGTTGCGGAGCTTAACATGGATATCGTCGATAAAAAGAAAAACGAAAAAGGAGAATTAGAGATTTTGAAAGATAGTGAAGGTAAACCAGTTGTATTAAAAAGTTTTACCTTTGAGCAAGAGGAAAAAGATTTTTTCAAGAATGCCCTACAAGGAGTAATTGCCGAAATGGGGTTTCCAGAGCCGGATAGTGATAACGCAAAAACGGCTTTAATACTTGCAAAAATGGCGACAAAAGAAGAGTTTGAACTTAAAAGGACCAAGGAAGTGATAGCGCAAACCGAGGCAAGAATAATCAAACAATTTAATATTGACGTTGATAATCCCTCTGTATTAAAAGTGGGCGCAACCTCGGATACTCTTGAAGGCGTAATTTCGGAAGAAGCAGCAATCAAGGCAGCAAGGGGTGGTGGATAGAGAAATATAGATAAAAGTTATGGGTAATAGTATTAACTAAAACTCATAAAAAATGCCAGATAATGCAGCAACGGGTATATATAGCAGTCTGATTACTTCTATTGACCCATTATTGGAAAAATACGCTATCGGTCGTGAAATTTTCGCAGCCTATGGTGACCAAAAGTTTAATGCAGCCATGCTGATTAAGTCTTTGGTAAACAGCGCTCCTGTAAATCAGGAAACGTTTTATCACTTCGAAGATCAGCCGATCAATCAAAATCTTTTGACTGCGGCTGGTGGTCCATATACTGCGGCTGGTGCCGGTTTACCAGTAACAGTAAATCTTGACACATCAAACAACTCTTCATTAACCGGAACATTGCCAATTGTACAGTACTCAACAATCATCGACCCAAATAACAACAATAGGGTTTATGAAGTTGTTACCGTTACCAATAGTGCCGTTACCCCATCAATCACACTTCGTCCATTAGATATTTCACTTACCATCTCAATTGCAGGTGGAATTTTGTTAGCTATTGGAGCTTACGCAGGTGGTGAAGGTGGTGGACAGCCTGGAGGTTTCGTTGTGCCTATTATTCGTAGAGATTTTAACCTTCAAATCTTAAAAGCAGGTTTGAACTTTACCGGAACAGCGGCTACAAACGAAGCATCTGTGGATGTTAGGGCTGACAGTTTAGGAGAATTATATTCTAAACTGAATGTAGAAATGCCAGCAGGACTTGGTAACACATACGTTGTTAGGGACTGTAAAGAAATGGAGTTTCGTATGATGATGCAGCATAATAATCTGTATTACTGGGCAGAACCAAACAGTAACACAGCCGTTACGGAAACTGGTTTAGCTACAGGATATGGAACAATACGTGCCGCTATCGGGTTAAAAAGAACTACAACCCTTTATGGTACACCAATTCCTTATACTGCTGGATCAGCAACAATTGGAATATTTGATCAGTCTGGAGACTCTTTGGATTCGAATTATGTTAATCCAAACAGAGCTATCCTTTGGCTACAAGGGCGTAAACAATACACAGAGTTTGAGCAATTGATGACTACAAATAGCTACAATACAGCTATTCGTTATGACAAAGATACCGCTCTACCTTATGTGTACGGCGACGCTATGGCAGCAGAAGGTAAGAAGTATAACTTCTCATTCATAGGTTTGAATATTGGTAATTACAAGTATATCTCAATGAGAGAGCCTGGATTTACCGATCCAAACAATATGGGTGGTACTGGTTATGATACTCCGAACTTAGGGTTTATGGTTCCGTTGGCAACAACAGCAGATCCATCAAACAAGGTTCCTAAAGATTCGGTTATCTTGAGATACAAGGCATTGGGAGGCATCAATAGAGCCTACAATACTTGGATTAGAAACCAAGCCATTACCAATTTGGATCAATATGAAGTAAACATGCAAGCCAACGTAGGTTACGAGTGGTGGGGAGCACAGAGGTTTATTCAGGTTCAAGGATCATAAGTACCCATTTTTTCCATATAAAAAAAGCCCCGGTGTATATCGGGGCTTTTTTGTTTGCGAAAAACTGCTATATTTGCCCTATAAGTGGTAAAAATTTAAACTTTATTTATATGTTATTAGTAGATGGTAAAAAAGATGCACTGCATCCAGACTATGCAAGAAAACAAAAAGATGAAATCGGTGACGGAAGGTATATTCAAAGCCCTAAAGAGCTTCTTTCTCAACTCAAAACCAAGGATGAAAATGTAGTAATTACGGTAGGTCCCCACATGGGAAACGTGGAGTTTAGCGATACATTTTATGGGACCATCCTTCGCTCAGAAAAAGATGATGAGTTTAAGGGAATGATCGCCGGTATTGATTTTAATAAGAATGCTCGATCAGCCGATCATCACAAGGTAAGGTATTACGAAACGGCCACCCAAAGCACTCGTACCATTGATACATTGGAAAATTTTAAACCGCCCTATTTTTCTATAGGGGGCACCAACAAACAAAACACAGCTATTTTAGAACAACAGGATTATGAGAAATATTGGTTCTTGAGCGTAATTTGCCGCAAAGTGAAAAACTCTTTAAATGCCCACGCCAATACAACAAAAGATTTTATTTTTGAAATTACCACCCCAGAAAAAGATGCTACAGCAGAAAGAATGGGTGGAAGATTCAAAAGAAAAGCTGAGTTTTTGGTGAATGAAGAGGCTGGAGACGGTGGCTTTACTATCGAACAGCTTGAAAGTATTGGTAGATTTTTAAACCTTCCTTTAAAGCAATACCGTAATAACGACCAATTAAGGAAAGCTATTTTGCTTGAGGCGGCCAAGGATGAAAGTGCTAGAGTACTTTCTGGAGACCCGTTGATCAAAGGTTACGAGTATATTGTTTTGCTTGGTCAGAAAAAGGGCCCAGACCAGGAACTTCGGGAACTGATTACAGAGGCCGTGGATAAAGGAATCCTTGAGCATGATACCAGCCGTAAACAGTGGGTTATTAAGAGCAATGGTAATATTATTGCCAATTTCTGCCCAGTAGATGACGCTGCCCCTATTAAAGTTAATGCCTTAATATCATTCCTTAAATTAGATATTGAAGCTAGAGAAAGATTAGAGGGCTTAATGGGTTGGGGTGACGAAACTAATGAGGAGTCCACAACGGAATTAGTGGCATCTAGCACACCTCCGGCAGATACTACCACATTAATTGCGTCGCCAAAAGCAACCAAACCAAAGGGTAGGCCAAAGAAAGAAAAATAAGATAATAAAGGGGCTTAACAGCCCCTTTATTATTTAAAACCATTTCATTACATTTGAGAAAATTATTCCAAGATGGATACTATCTCAATAAAGTCAACGATACAAACAGCAACAAACAATTTTCAGGCAGAGGACGAAACAGATTATTCGGCAATTACATATTTCTCTGATTCGAAAAGTGTTTTAAAGCTGGAAGGTCCATCTGCAACCATTTATAACAATACAAGTTTTGCATCCCCAGACTTTAATTACCCTTCGACCCTAGAGAAAGATATTACAATTCCTTTGGTGGGTGGGGCTATTCCTCAGGGAAGTTATATTTTAACCACCACAACCAGGGTAACAAAAGCATTATCAGCGCTAACCGCAAGTTTATCCCCAAATCAAATTACAATGCCATTGTCCTTGTTGGATAATTTCACCGTAGGACAAACATTAACTTGGACCGGTGGGGCAAATGCAGGAACTTATACAATAGCCTCAATATCTTCTGGAGCGGCCACTGTACTTGTTTTAACTCAATCACTAGTAGATACAACCGTAACGGGAACTATAACCTTTGATGAAGAAATAATAACGATAGGAACCTTTACTTATTGCTATACGGCACCAACACCTTCATTAATTTTAACTGCAGAATGTGCAACGGCAAATTTAGAGGTAGATGAAGATACTGATTACTCAATTACCTGTGAGGGGCAGTCAATACAACCAACCACAAACACTCACCTTTATACATTAATCTCTCCAAACAACTCTGGTGGAAGTCCGGTATATGCTACAACAACCAGCACAACGGCGCCATTTTCTACAACTGAATTATGGACTCAAACGTGGGTAGCAAGTGTTGTTTCAACATTACTTTATGAGTTACCATCTGGGCTGTTTATTGAAACCTCAGTTACGGGATCGAAATCGATTGATGTAAACTGTGACGATTCTTTATGCTGTATGTCAAGCTGCTTAACCGCCGCTACAAATAGATTTTTAGCAGCAACTCCGGCGGCTGGAGGTAATTTAAACACCATGATTAATGCCCTGGTTACTTATAACAAGGTATTGGGGGCCTTCATGATGTATTCTTTAGGTGTAAAATGTGGAGACACTACGGTAATTGATACTGCTGTAGCTAACATGAAAACATATTTAGCTGACGAAAATTGTTGTAATAACTGTAGTGACACAGGTGTATCTACGCAAATCGTAGCCCTTTACAATATCATTGTTTCTGGTGACAATCTCGTTCTTGTTGAGGGTGATGTTTATATAAATATTGGACAAGTAACTGTAGGATCAACCACTACAGCCACATTTACACTTGACACTACACAAGTAGGTAACTTAATTGCGACATATATTGCGGCAAACCCAACAGTTGTAACCAATTTGGTAAATGCAATGAAATTGGGAATATCGGTAGGTGCGGTTTCAACTTCATTTGATACTGGAATTCAGTTTACCGCTGACTGTGCTAGTGGATCTCCTATTTTGACAAATATTTCGTTTACGGGAGGCGCCTTAGCTGATCTTGCTCAAGGGGACCCAATTAATGCTACAAACTTTCCTTTAAACACTCATATTCAAACAATCGGAGTAGGTACTATCACATTATCCCAAAATGCTACAGGAACAGCGTTAACAGACAGTTATAATATTGTTTCTACAGCAGAAGGAATGGCCTTTAAGAAATATAAAAGAGTGGTTGGGGCAATAACCAGTTATTTTTGGGAAGGAACAACACAGTACGAAGAATCAATTACAATAGACGGAACAACGAAGTCATTGCAATTGGTGGGTGACTCTGCTTCCCCAGGGGCAATTAGATTTTATGGAACGGATTATTTAGGAGCAAAAGGGTGGCAGTTTATTAAAAGTTCTTTGGTAGAGCCCACAGATGGAATTTCATGTCCCGCTGGATCAAGCACCGACACTACCCTGTTTACAACCACGGCAGGAACGGTTGGAACTTATATGATTGACGTAACGGGCCAATTTGCAACTACGGTAGCTCCCACAAGTGTTGTTATTCAGATTATTAAAAACGGAACCATTATTAATGTAAATGCAGAAAACCAATATAACGCAGCTTTATCCGCTACAGAATATTATTTATATGCAATTACAACACTAGAGGCTCTTGTAGACGCAGATGTGGTAAAACTAAGGGTAACGCCAGTAGGTCAAGCAATAACATTAGGTAACGTTTCCGCAAGATTTGTTAGAATAGCGTAATGGCAATGACATTAGATTCCATATTGCAACACGCCTATTCAAGGTTAAACAAGGAGCAATCTGGAGGCGTGTATGGGCTTGATCAACTTAATATTGATCTACCTTTTTTCTTCTATACTTTTCTTAATAAGCGATACGGAATACCAACAAACTGGCTTCCTGGTACAAAAATGCCAAATTTTGCATTTGAGACGACGCAATTAATGACAGATGATTTATCACCTTTAAAGGTAGTAATGGGAGGAAATGGACCGGACGATCCTGGTGTATTAAGTGTTAACAGTAATGGCATTGCGACGCTGCCGACAGATTACTTCCATTACTCAGCCTTAAATGGATTTTTTGCACAACCAGGATGTGATGACGATAAAATGCCTGCAGTCGAAGTTTGCACCGACCAACAATTTAGCGAATACCTTACCCACTACTCAAGGAATAAAAATGGGGCCGCTGAACCTTACTGCAACTTCCAGAACGGAGTTATTGAGTTTAGGCCAAAGGATATAGGGGGCGCAAGATTTGCGTACCTTAAAACACCTCCACAGCCTTTTTATGATTATTATATAGTTGTGGCTACGGCTACCGAAGTTTATATTCCACCAGATACAAATTTTACGGCCACGGCTGCTAACGTGTATAGAACTGGTGCAATCACTGGCACTTTCCCATCTTTATCTCAAGAGCTTATTGTAAAAGAATATTTATGGGGAGATTTTGCCAACGCAATAGTTGATTTAATGAGTGAAAATTTAAGATCCCAATTTATGAAAGGAATGGCTGCTGCAAGGGAGGGCAAGGATGCATGAAAAAGATTGAGATACTTGAAACAGCAGAAGCTATGCTTGCTGGCGGCGTAATGACAGCCGACCAAAAATCCCGTTATCCCAGATGGTTAGTAAGAAACGTATTAGCTAGGGGATATGACTCTTTAATTGCTTCTGCTTTTGAGCAGTCTAGAACCGGAATGACCAAGAAAGATGAATTTTTGCTTGACAACTATAGCGTCACATATACACCCTCTACAGACAACCCTGTAGTGGTGCAATATAACACTGAGAGACAAAAATACTATTGTGATTTACCTGCTGACATTATTGTTTTAAAAGATAATTCCGGAATAAGGCTAATTACTCCACTAACCAATGAGGCTGGCGCCGGTGTTCTGGTAACTAGTGTTGCTAGTGTAATAAGATCATCTTTAACCGTAAGTCAAATAAACACAAGATTTACTTATCGATTAGAAGGAACAAAAAGAGTTTGGTTTGAGTTTCCTATAGTGGTTATTGAAGATTTGATAATGAGACTCATCCCTACTTTTGATGCATTGAGTGATGTGGATGAAGTGGACGAGCCCTCTATGATGACTAAAAACGGATTATTTACCATCTATGATTACGTAAAGCAGAACCTTATTCCAATGCCACCAACAAAACAAACAGAAGACAATACTGTAGTATAATGTATACCAACGGATTTTTAACCATCGACGAAGTAGTAATGGACCTCCAATATAGGGGCCAGGATTACTCATTAACCAATTATGATTACTGGTTCCACATGGTTACAAAGGGAATTACAAAAATGAATATTTTTAATCTTCGAACTTCCAATGTTGCTTATTTGGAAGTTGGAAGCACAAATATTATTGAGTTGCCATCCGATTATATTGATTACGTACAAGTTGGAGTGGTGAATAATCAAGGTGTTTTTCATTCATTGACCTTAGATTCCAACATAATGCCATATCCGCACGAGACTTGTGGGGCCGATGATTCAGCAGTATTAACGGCAGAGAACGCAGCTACACCAACCCTCTTTGGATATGGTTCTTCGTTTGTGTTATGGGGAGGGTATTTAAGTACTCCTTATAACTTAACCGGAGGATATAATGTGGGTTATTACAATATAGATCGTCAAAATAATCGGCTGTTGGTTTCAGGCCTTCCTCAAGGAACGGCAGTTGTTGTGGAGTATAAAACGAGTGGTGTTAGGATTAATGGCGTCACAATGATAAGACAACAAATGAATGAGGCCTTATTAAGCTGGTGTATGATGGAAGCTCAGAAGTATGGAGTAATCCAATCTCAAACCAATTGGGCCTCTGTTTATTTTGGTGATGAGAATGAATTGGAATCTTTAGACCAAGCTATTACAATGGATGAGTTCAAAGATATTCTTTACGGAACTTGGAAACAAAGCCCTAAGAGATAAAATATGAAGATTTTTAATAGAAAAAAGAAAGACACTACGACAGCACCTGTAAATAATTCTCAATTTGAATTAGACAATGAGCTTAAAAAGCTACAAATAAAGAAAGAATTTCAATTTGTATTTGAGAGCGAACCTAAAAGGCTAATAATTGAAGAACAAAAGATTAATCTTGATAAAATCGCATTTATTAGATATGCTATTGAGTCTGTTTCTTTGGATTTAGATAATTATATTATAGGCTCAGAGCCAAGATGGAAACCTACCTTTAATGATGCTGAAATAACTATATTAAAAAGCAAATACTTTGAATTTTTGGATAAATTATAATGCAGGATAACCGCCAACAGACCATAGAATTCAAGTTTACGGGCCTGGATCAGGATAGCGATCAGAGATTGATGGCTCCCGGTGATTCTAGGTATCGATTGAATTGCATTAATGACTCTACAGATGACGGGTTACTTGGGGATATTCAAAACATAAAGGGCAATACGTTGTATTCACACACACCGCCTACAGGTAAAACATTCTGTATTGGAAGTTGTAAGGATATAGAAAACAACGCTATAATTTATTTCAACTACAACGTAAATGGGTTTCATCAAATTAGAAGATTCTTTCCAGATACAGGAGTAGATCAACTTATTTTAGAAGATCCACTTTTAAACTTTCAAGAAAATCAGAGGATTTATGGGGCCAACGTAATTAATGGCCTTTTATATTGGACTGACGGATGGTTTGAGAGCTATGAATACGATATTAATAACCTATTGCAGTTTAATCCCCCGCGTAAAATAAATATTGAGAAGGCCAGAACAGGAGGCTATACACCATTAACTTTTGAGGATTTAGATAGAATTAAATACCAACCAAATACACCCGCAACATTACGTTACATATATGACCCTGCACAAATTGAAAATTATCTATATGGAAAGATGGTTCAGGTTACCTATAGATATATTTTTGATGATAAAGAGGTTTCTACGTGGGCTACATTATCACAAGTTCTTTTGCCTATTTATTCTTACAAGAACAATAATCCATTTGAGTTATTTGAAAATACCGTTGGCGTAACATTACAAAGCGGTTCTGAAATTGTAACAGAAATTGAAATTGCGGTAAGGGGGGCAATTCAAAACGTGGATGGAGCTCAATCTTATTTTATAATAAGTAGGTTAAATAAAGCAGAATTAAGCATTCCAGATAATTCGTCTTATGAGTTCATTTATAATGGTCTAGCATATAAAGAAAATTTACCCTCTGTAGATTTTTTACGTCCGTTTGACTATGTACCTCAAATATCAAAATGCCAAGATATTGTTGGTGGAAGAATAACAGATGCGGATATTGTGGAGGATTATGATAATGTAGACACTATTGCTACGGGAGAATATATTCGTTACGACAAAACCCTTAGTATAAGAACCACTAGCCCTGATGTTATAAGTCCACTAAATCCCAACAACATACCATGGGGAACATCCGTAGATAATCAATATCCTATACCGACATTCAAACAGTTAGGTTTATATCAGTATGGCTTTGTATATTATGATAGAGCTGGGCGATCTGGTGTTGTTAATACTAAAGATGAGTATTTATTATTGGCGCCATCTATCGACCAGGATATAGCTAATCCTATGGCTGGTATGTTAGGTGATCCATTAAAAATGAGGTTATCAATAGATAGTGCCCCTCCATCATGGGCTACTCATTGGGCACCCGTTATTACCAAGGACCTACGATATATAAAAAAGAAACAATTTGTTGTTACAACACAAGAGTTTGATGTAGTTGCAGGAAATATAAAATTACCTCCAGAAGTAAATTATAGTTTAGATGATGGAGATTACATAAGACTTATATCTGGAACAAAATCTCAAGAGGATGGTAGTGGTCCGGTTGGCCTTCTTAGCTTTTTTAATTCTGTAAGCAATGCCGGTATATTTTCGCATAATGAAATGTTGAGTCAAGACTTTAACCTTCCTTTTACAGATTCAATTAGTACAATGTACACCCAAGCTGTATGTGGGTTTAATTACAAAATACAAGACTTTGTAGCTGGAAACATAAAGATAAGCCCAGAGGACGCGATAGATATGCAAAATTATGTAGCCCATGCTGCCGCTTTTGCGGTAACAGATCCGCTTCAAAATGTTCCATTTTCTCATGAAATAGCGTGGTCTCAGCATTGGTTTATTCTAGAAATTTATAACGTAAACAGAGACACAACAGAAAATAAAGTATTTTTTGAGATTGGAGAAAAGTTTGAAATTGGCAACCCTAACCTTGCTGCGAGATACCATAAAGCTCCTTTTCAAGATCAGGTAATTGGCTCACTTCCTGCAATAGTTGATGTTTATGGGTTTGATTGTTATTTGCGCAGAAAGAAAAGCGTATTAGATAATAAAATAATTTTTTTACAAAATATTATTTTTACTCCTCTTTATGGAAAATCAGACATATATACGGTTGCCTCGGGCGCCTACATATCGTTTATAGAAACATATCTTCCTGCTTTTAATGGTGCCGACCTTAATAACATTAATATTATTATGTATGATAGTGTTAATAATTTTTCTTCGCAAGTAAACTATCTACCATTTACTCTTTTTCAGAATAATCAATATTCTTATTTAAAACAAAATGGAGGGTCATTTGTACCTAATTTGCCGAATAATACCTTTATTGATTTTTGGGGTATTTTTTTTAGAGCCAACCAAACAGTTTACCCGTGGATAGAGTGTGATGATTTTTCAGATGATTATCCCTCTACAACCTATAATGATGGAAGAGTGAACTCGAACCTAGAAATACTAGGGAGAAAACAATACATTTCTCGTATTCGCTGGTCTGGAAAACTGTTTGAAAACACACTTATTAATGAGTTATCAACAGTGTTGGCCGTATCCTATGTCAACCTATCTGAGAAGTACAATAACATTCATAAGATCCGCGAAGTGGGTGACACCCTCAAGGTGAGACAGAAAAATAAACTAACCTCCTTCTATATAGACAAGGAGATGTTGAATGTAAATAAGGGGTCTGATAATGTAGGGCAAAGTGATGAGTTTTTGAGCGCCCCCAATATTTATGAGGAGTTCTATGGAACGTCATCCCCAGGCTCCGATTCTCAAGCCATACGAACCGGATATTTTTTAGACCTATTAAATGGAGTGGTGATAAGGGATGCAGGTAACAAGCCCCTCCCAATATCTGGTGATGATGATAATGCCCAGGACCCGTTTAAAATGGCAAAATACTTTAGGGATCTTTGTAAAGCTATTAGAACTGCTGGCGAGGAGAACTTTAGTATTATTTCTTGTTGGGATGAGTTTTCATCTTTATACACCTTTACTGTGGAGGATTTGAGGGAGACGCCGTTATTGTCACAAACCATTGTTTTTCATGAGCCCACAAATAGGTGGAAGTCTTTTATGTCTTATGTCCCTGAGTGGTATGAAACATTAGGAAAATCAATGGTTGCGTTTAAAGCGGGACAGCCTTATTTGCACTATACAAATGCACTTAGAAATAACTTCTTTGGGGTACAGTATGGTCAGGAAATTAGGGTGGTGGCAAACATTGGTCGCAATACCATTAAGGTCTTTCAGAATCTTGATGTTTATTCGAACATTGCATGGGAGATACCTACGATAAATATTCCGGCTACCGCCAACTATCCCAATGGTATGCTGTCAAGCATTCCTGCGGCCCGATTCGTTGCTAAAGAAGGGGTATGGCATGCTCCGTTTTTAAGAGATAAGAATGATCCAAAATACTCTAATTCAGCAATCATTGCGTTGTTAAACGGACGTAGGCTACGTGGTGAAACAATAGAGCTTGTGATGACCAATACCGAGACTGGTTTGGTATATTTTAAGGCTCTGAATATTTATGTTACCCCTTCGGAGGAGACAATTTAATCCTAAATTCTTTAGCTATCCCATCCTGATCCATCATTGAATTACAATTCTTGATGTTTTTTTCGTAGAATTCTTGTTTGGGGATGTGGAGAAACGTCATTAATCTGTCCATATTACAAACCAAAGGGCGATCCTCGTATACAGAGCATTTATTATCATCGGTAAGTTTTTCACATCTTCCGGTTTCGTCCCACGTATAGGGAAAGGAAAGCTCGTTTTTAGGATCATTTACTAACTTTAAAAAGACTTCAACTTTATCGATTCTTTTGCAACAGGCACCACAACCAGAACAAGGATAGATCGCGTCATCCTTAATTAAACCCAAAAACGCAGCCATATAGTATGAAAATAATTTATAACTTTGGACAAATATATTAATTATGGCAGCATTTCTTGCAATGTTACCAGCACTAATCGCTGCTGGAGTTGGAGTAGGCCAAGCGGTAGCCGGAGCAGTAAAGGCCGGTGATGCCCAAAAGAAAAAAAATGAAATTCCGAGTGCTGCTACTGACGCCCTTAATGCTGCTAAAAATTTAGCCGGTCAAAGGAAGCTTCCGGGTCAGGATATTTACGAAACCCAGTTAGGAGAAAGAACAGCCAACAGCACAAAGGTTTTGGAGAAGTTAGGGGCTGGAGGGGCCGGGATAGGGGCCTTGGCAAATATTTACGGAGCAGAGGCAGGCGCTAAAAGGAATTTGGCGGTGGATGCTGCCAGGTATTACGCAAGTAATCAACAAAATTTAATCAATACCCAAAAATGGTATTCAGGCCAGCAGAACATGAAGCAAGCTGGAGAGAATGATGTAATAGATTCTGAAAATGCAGCCTCAAGCGCACTGATTCAAGCAGGAGCAAGCAATGTAATGAAGGGCGTTGGAGATATTGCAGGGTATTACTCTTATGGTGGTGCCGGAGGTGGTGCAACGGGTGGTGGAGGCGCTCCACCAGCGACGGGTGATTGGAATGGCGACGGGATTAATCCGCAATTTTTAAAGTATTTAAAAAGTTTGAGTGATAATTCTAAATACCTAAGGTTTAGATAATGCCAGCAACAGGAGCCTCTACCGTATATCAAAGACAGGCCGGAACCGGCGCTGCCGTAATGTTTGGACAATCTTCTTTTGATCCGGTTCAATTGGCAAAGTATTCGAATGCATTGGCAGCCGCAAAGGATAAAGCTAAAACAGACGCAAAGCAAAAAAAACTTGACGATTTATATAAGGGTTTATCCATTACCGCAGGGAAAGTTTTAGAAACAGATCAAAATTATCTGAATGGATATGAGGATCAGTTTATGAATTGGAAGGCTAAAACGATTACAGGCAACCCTACCACACAAGATATGCAGGATGGTTTTCGTTATAAAACAGAATTCGATCAACATAAAGCCTCCCTACAACAGCATAAGGGAATGCTTGACCCTTATATGGGTTTGATTAAAAACGGAGCCAAAAATCTTGATACGGATGCAATGATGGAGAATGCTGGTAAATTTACTCAGCCGGATATGTACGTAGATAGTGACCCCGATATTGCCGAAACGTTCACCCCAATTTATGAGCATTTTTTGGAAGATCCGGTTTATGGTCAAGATCCAGAAAAAGCCCTTGGCGCTGCCAGAACAGAGTGGAGAAATCAATATGGGAGAGAGTATGTTTCAGAACCTATTTTAAATGATGCTTCATTGTTAGAAGATTATACAAAAAATGTATTACCACTGGTTGCAGAAAAAAACAAACAGCACTTTGGAAAAACACTTTCAGATGGAACCTATATTGACGAGCAATATACATATACCCTCCCTTATGATACGACAGTAACAACAAGTGATGGAGAAGAAATAACTATAATAGGAACGAAAACTGCGGAATTGGAAAGGTATGACGATTCTCCTATGATTAAAAAGTCAGCAGATAATAGATTTAAAAAACTGGACGACGAAACCAAACAGGATTATATAGACCAGTATGGGGATGACGCCGCAAAAAACTGGAATGCTGATAATTTATCTAAGTTTGGGGTACAGGCGTCGGAAACAAATACTACCCGCAAAAAAACCACGGGAGGCGTAACCAATTTTGGATCATACTCAGCAAAAACGGATTGGGATGCGAAACCGTTAACATCAACAATTACCTCAACCAGAGATACAGCTAATAAGATTTGGGGCGATACGGATGTAGATGGTTTTGGGGTTAGTAAGGGAGAAAATCAACTTAATTTAGATAAGGTGGTTGAAATTCCATTTTATTTAAAAGCAAACGACAATACTCAAAACAGAGTTCCAGCGGGAGCCACAAGGTTTTCTTTAGCAGGCATAAAACCATTTATGGCACCCACTTTTAGGGCTGATCTTACGTTTGATGATTTTAAAAACACCCTATCAAAAATGACTTATGATAAGCCCGTATATGGGCCAAATGGAGAAGTTATTGATAATGCCTATGATGAATTCTTATTAAATTTTGGTAAAAGTTATGGGTCGGCTGAAAAAACAGGAAGTTTACAGGGAATGATTCTTACTAAAAAAGAACAAACTTTTTTAAAGAATATAGGTTTAAAAAATATGATTGCGGGTGGTAAGTTTGTTTCCGGTGAACTTTCTTATTTAGATGATAAGAATAAAAAGGTTTATGAACCGTCAGCGATTATACCACTTTCTTTTGTTAATGGAGAAATAGACCAAGCTACGGGAATTGACTTTAATAAGGCCTTGGATATTTATAAGGAGAAATACGAGGGGAATGTAAATGATTTTGAAAATATCAAATCAAAGAAAACTAAAGTTGCCGTCACCCCAGATATTAATGAATGGGAAGAACAGTAGGGGCGACGAGATTAATCATAATCCTTCAAAAATCTAATTTCTTCATTTCTCAACCACGCCGCTTCATCGTGATTTAAGTGTCCCCCAGGATCGGTATAAACTTTTTGATGGGAGGAGTAATACAAATGAGTGGCAAGTTTTAAATCGCCCCAAAGTATATCGGCCCCATATCCATAGGCTGCGTGTTGTTGTCTAAAAAAGGCCAGTTTGGATTTATCTTTATCGATGTTTATTCTGAGGCCGTGGTATAGCTCCCCTCCAAAAAGCCCAACACCATGCATGGTATATCCTTCGGGGATTGTGAAAGGATTTGGTGGGACGAAATCTTTGTTCAAAATAACTAAAGATGAATGGTAATGTCCAGGCTCACCAGATAGCCTTGCGTATCTTCCGTAGGCGGTTTGGTTTCGGGCATTAATGTTGTCGTAATAGAAGGTATCAATAGGGCCAGCGGCAATAAAGCCTTGGGTTTCCATATCATAAACTATGCGATCAATCGCGTCGCATATAAAAACATCCTGCTCTGCCATCACTACCCATTTAGCTTGACAGGCATTAAACATTCGATTCATAGGATGAACCATATTTTCTTGTGGGGTTCCCAAAGAAACAACCTCGACGTCAAATCCGTATTCTTTTATAATGGTGACCGCATCAAGCTCCTCGCTCGGGTTTTGAATGTGGAGGATAAATTTTCGGATAGACTTTCTATCTTGTATATATGTAGCCCACCCATATATTGCTACTCTGAGGCAGTCAAGATTATTGTTTACTGGAATACAAATGTCGAATTTCATAATTGTTTTTTTGTTCAGTCTAAGATAAGGTCCAAGTGCTTCGAATCAACCAAATAGTCCCAATTGTTTAAGCGAGTTGGCTTATTTAAATGGCTAAAAGAGTTAAATATTAAGTTTGATTTATTTATTTTAAATCCTTTTGTTAGGTTTTGTTTTTTACTAACCAAAACAATTCTTTTAGAAATATCTTTTATAATAAATAAGGTATCTCCCTTAAAGTGTTTTATATAATAGGGGTCGGTTGGACTTGGAAGGTCTTTTATTAATTTGTATTTATCACCTTTTTTCATCAATTTGTTTTTAGTTAAATTTGGTAGCGGCAACCATTAAATATCGCCGCTACCAAATACTTGTAGATTATTCCTTTTTTGAATTTAGAAAAGGAATTTCATCCGCCACCTTCATGTATTGGTTGTACTTTAATTGCACAGAAGCTCCTTTTATTAGCTTACCTGCAATATTTGAAATTTCCTTGGCTTCATTAAGCCCAAGTTTGTTTTCCCTAAGACTCTCATAAGCCTTAGAAAGATCTGCGATTAAATCGCTCATTGTGTTAATTTCCATTTTTACTTGTTTTTGTTTCTCTTATTATTTGTATTTGTAATCTTTTAGCTTCAATAATTTCAGGATGTTGCTTAAGGGTTTCTTTTGTTGCTATATCTTGCGATATTAATAGACGGCTGATATATTTATCGGTTAGGTTATCTCTATGCTTGTGTGCATACCTTTTTTTTGTAATAACTTCTTGTTTGTAAATTTTATCTTTGTTTTTACACCTATAAGCTCTAACCATTTTCTTATGTTTTGGGTTCTTTCTTTTCTCTCTCTGTTTTGCATTTATTTCATCCTTTTTTCTTTTATATCGGCCCATCTCCCATTCAGCCTTCTTCTTTTTATATTCAGGGGTGTTTTTCCTTATTTTAATTTCGCTTATATGCTTTTCTCCGTAAGCCCTTACTCTTTCTATGTTTTTTCTCTTAAAAACAGGATTATCTTTTATAGAAGCATAGTAATTGTTGGCTCTTTCTTTTTCGCAAGTTTTACAGTCAGGATTATAATAATCATGTTTCATCTTTTTATCACCCCTTATCCTAAATTCACCCTTTGGTTTGTTTTTGTGACATTTTGAACAAGGCAATACATCCAAGCAATTATGAACCCCTCTATAAACGCGAGGCTTAGTTCCTTTTTTTCTTGTCCACTTAACATGTCCTAATCTTATACATGAGCCGCACTGCCCCAAGACACTATGCATCACCTCCCTTGTTCTTTTGTGCTTATATGTATAAGCCTTAAACTCAGACTCGTCCTTTTCTATTTTACATTTTGAGCAACATTTCATTTTTTCCATTTTAAAATAAATAGGGGCCTGCCGACCTCTATTCCGTTAGCTTAAAACACCCCTAGAACGGAGTGCGTAGTAAATAACCTAAAAATATTTGATTTATTGTGTTATTTAATAAAAAGCGTATATTTGTTTCGTGAAAGTTACGTTACCCATATATAATATTGGAATAAAATCCATAGCCCCCGGCGTAACTTTCACAAGTTTTTCTACGGGGGCTTCGATTTTTAATAGCAGCTAAGACTTGCCGAAACTGGATATAAGCCACATTATCCTTTAGCGGCCACACTTACCTACGGGTTTGGATCAGATAAATAAAGTTCCTTGAAGTTAAATGTTACGCAGGACTGGAAAGCTCTTTCCGGTAACAGCCTCATCCGATAAACTCATCGATAGCGACGAATAGTCTGGTCTTCAAAAAGGGCTTATTTTTTACATTGTTTTTTGTAAGCTCTTTTTGAAGACCTTTCCTCCTAATCTATCTCCTTCTCTGAATAGTCAGACCTGAGACCGTTTATACGAAAAAAAATGAGATTAATTGCGTCGTCCCAACAATAACCAATACTACAATAGCGTTATACTAAAAACAGAAGAATGAAAAAATTGATTTTTTTACTGATTCTTGGATTTAATTTAATTCAGGCCCAGTCCTTTAAAAGTGAGAATATAAGGTGCATATTAAAATATGACAGTATATTTATTAATTATGGGTCAATAATAGAAGCTTATAAAACCGACTCCTCTGTTGAAATAACCATTAATCGGCAAATGATATACACCTATTACTTGCAAGGTGGGCATATTTTAAGCTGTTCCGAAGATGCTATCTGGTTAGAGTCTTATCCATCTAAAAAGATTTATGGAAAATGGAACCCTACATTTTATGATGCTGTACTTGATGGAACTGGGCAAGTTGTTTCACAGCCTTTTCATTTTCCCCCTTATGATATGTATGATACCGTGTTTTACTATCACCCACACCGAGTTATAAAGTTCTAAAAAGTTACTATCTTTGAAAAAAGTATAGCAACATGGCAAGACCCATTCCAATTTCTAATAAAAAGGCCGAGCAGTGGAATAAATTTTTAGTTTATTTTAATGATAGAGCGGTATCAGAGCTTCCAAAAGATGATAAGGGAGCTTCAAAATGGGAATTACTAGATAAAAATGATTCGTTCGGAAATTACTCAAGTGGCCAGGATTTTTATAAGAAAAAATTTGCCGAATTTGTTGCTAGTGAAAACTTAACAGCCTCTGACGATTTAACGGAAGCCGATTTTCCAGTTATTCAAACACTTTATCAGGACATTTATACCGCTGGACAAGCCGAACCAGAGTATAAAAAACATCTTGATTTTATGGTAAGTAGTCAAGGAAACGATCCAAAAACATGGAATCCTGTAAAAACAGCTACAGATAAAAGTAATAATGAAGGGTGGGTTGGTACGGTAAGTAGAAATATGTACCTGCCAATGGAAACCGGCCCACTAAGTAAGAGCACAAATAAGGTTTTACAGGTACCTAAGAGCTTTAATCAAGGGGAATCTTTTTATACAGATGCTCGTAGGTTTGGGGCTTATTATATGGAGGATGGCGGCGCTATTGATAAGGTTGGAGACGAAGTAGTTGAAATTAAAGGTGATACCCACGAAAAGGGAGGGGAAGATATAGTTGCCAACGGTAAAAAATTAGAGGCAGAGAAGGGGGAAATAGTAGATATGACCAATAAAGAGGGTCGTGTTTATTCTGATAACGAAGATAATGAAGCCATCAAAATACCAGCCACTAAAGACTTTCCGGCAGATATGCATGGGATGGTTCCGGCCAAAGCCTATAAATTAGTGCAGGCAAAAATTGATAAATTTAAAGGTGATAATCGGCCCCACGTAAAGAATATTATAGCCCACAATGAGGCTTTAAAGGATAAAATATTTGATCATCAACAAAACAATAATGGGCAAGCCAATAATCTCGTCGCCCAAGATGGAACAGTAATACCCGAAGGAGAAGCTACGCCACCCACAACTGAACCATGGAGATTTTTTATGGTAGGAGATAAGAAGGTAAGGTATGCCTCGGACGACATTGCCAAAATAAAAGTATTCCAATCTAAGAATCCAGATGCAAAGGAATTTGTCAGGAAAGGACAAGAATTTGTTGAACTCGAAACCCCACTTGGTCAAGTAGGGCAAAAAAAAAATAAACCCGCGAGTACGGGATCTACTGGCGAAACGACCCCCGATCCCGACGTTTCAACTTCAACCATAAAATCAGATTGGAATTTAGTAAAAGGAGGATTGCCTGAATTAGACGTAGATTTTTCTCAAACCAAGATATTAACCGATCCAGATATCGGAAATCTTTATATGGATGAGCATAAAAAAATCGTCAAAGATGCCGTCACAATTACAAAATCAGATTATAATGATTTAATTGAGCCCAGATTGGAGTACGATCGAAAGGAGGGTTCTGACCCAACCGGCATGTTGTTTGGAGATACCTTTTTAGGAGATCTTCATGATAAAAACAAAGCTCCCATTGAATATAATGACAAGTTTAAGGAGCTCATAGCCCAAAACGGCCCTGAATATGAGAAGGTTTTATTGGCCGGTGCCCGTATTTCTAGAGATGAGGTAAATTCCTTTCTTGGGAATAAGCTGTTGGGAGAGCTTTATAAAACACAAGATGCTATTTTAAGCGTGGCAGAACAAGACTTTCAGGAAGGTAAGCAAGATCAAAGAACCGTAACCAAATGGAACATCCAAGACTCGCCAGGATTCGACATAACGGTAGAAGATTATATTACCCAAAATCAGAACAAATCCTTTACCATGGAGGACGGTACGGTTGTGAATACCAAGGATATTACACCATCACAACTTCGGGAAATTGACGCTTATGTTAAAAACGGGTATCAGGCATATCGAAATTTACAGGAAAGAACCATTGAGGCCGAAACAGTAACCAAGGGTATCATTAATGGTGATAAAGAGGTAATTGTAAGGGAGTACGACCCGATTACAGGCGCCCAAACGGGATATAAGAGCATACCAATAATCTCGTCACCCCTCTATCAAAACCTTAAAACATCCATAGATCAAGGGGTAGTGCCAACTAACCCAAAAGCATTCGAAGCCTCCTTTAATAGTGCCATGAAAGAAATTGAGGGGGTAAACCAGAAATATGCCGTCATCTATAATAACCTAAACTCCACTTTAAAACTAGAAAGCGATTCTTTTAACCTGGCATTCAAAAAAGAACATGCTGATTTTATTGGATCTACCATACCTATATTAGAAGAGGCCCAAAAATCCATCCAGCAAAAGATATTTCAAGGAGAAATGAGCTTGGCTGATGGGCAAACATTACTTGATCAAACGACTGCAGCTATCCAAGCCGACGAGTCCGAGATGTTTACCAAAGCCAACAAAAAACTTCAAGCCCACCTGCAGGGTATAGTTAAAACCGTGGATGCCGCATATGTAAAGGATAAGGAGGCAATATTCAAGAACGAACTTTATAAAAATATAGACCCCACGGACCAGGAAGCGGTAAAAAAATCAATCGATGCGTGGAATGCTATAATGACCAACCAGCTTGATCAGGACCTAACGGAAGGATATGTCAAAGTAAACCAGTTGGCGAATCAAGTTTACCAGAACCAGCCGGACTACCAGTTTGGAGCCTATACAATTCCCAATTCAGGAAAGATAAGTACTGAATTTGGACGAGGTATTTTAAATATGTTCGATTCTTTTGGGGGCGCTATGGGTTATTTGGGAGATTTTGAAGCTCAAAATAAATGGGGAGACCTGATGGCAGCTTATAATTCAGCCAACCCACAATCTCAGGTTGAATATTCCGGATGGAGGAGTTTTACAGATCCGGATTGGTATATAACCAATATGGTTCCTTCGGCGCCAATGATGATAGCTATGATAGGTGGATCACTAGTAACTGGTGGTGCGGCTGGCGGAGTGGTTGGTGCAGGGATAGAAGGAACGGTAGCTTCTGGAATTACTGCAGGTGTTGTAAATACGGTGTTTGATGCCACTATTGAAGCGGGTTCTGATTTTAATTCACAACTTCAAAATGGGGTAGCCGTAGAGGTTGCCGCCAAAAACACTGCCGACACCTTTACCCAAAATCTAAATTATTTAGCAATAAATATAGGGCAGATGATGTTTGCCTTTACGAAATTAGGTAAGGCCAGAGGGTTCAAATCTGCACTGATTAAGGCACCCGGAGAGGGTATAACGGAGGGTCTGCAGGAAGTGGACCAGGGAAGAATCGCGTCGCATAACCCATACCAAACCTTCCTTGATAGATTAAACAGTCCTACGGGAACCAATGAATTTATGGTAGGGTTTGCAATGTCTTTCGGAATGGCAGCACCAGACCTCACCGCAAAGAATACCGGCACAGAATCAAAGTATCAATTGGCCACCATGTATGATATGCTAATGGAGGGTCCCGATATGGAAAAAACCTATAAGCAAAACAAAGCGGGGCTTGAGCTTTTGAAGAGTAGGGGAGATATAGATGAACCAGGGTATTTGGAAGCTATGGGGATATTGGAGTTTGCATTTTTGAAGGGCAGAGAGATACCAGCAAATTTAAGTGCCCCTCAGAAGCATGTTATTATGAGTAAGCTCGACGATATTAATGCTCTGGAGAAATTAAAGGCTAATACCACGGACCTAACCCTGTTGAAAACTTATGATATCCAGATTAAGGATATGGAGAAGAATGTTCAGGAAGTGGTGGCTGGTAAGGCGCCTATGTATTTTATAGGTAAGAATTCTTATCCAAAAGAGATATTTATGGCTGAGATGGCAAAGCCGGAAGTGATGGCCGATATTAGATCGGGAGGCACCAACTTTAGCGTCATCAATGATGAAACAGTATTAAAACAAATAACCGAATTATATGATAGTGAAAACAAAACAGGGATATCAAGTGATGTCCAAAACGAACAAAGCCTTGAGCCAGCCAAACTTAACGAAGGAACAAGCGGAGAAACGACTGAGCCAAGTGGAGTGGTTCTCCCGGAAGAAATAGATTATCCGGAAACCACTCTTTCAGAGGAAGAGGTATTGTCCGAATCCGAAAGGAACCAAAAAGAAGCGGAATTAATAGATACCCATTTTACTGATAGGGGTGACCCATTACCCACTCCAGAAGAAAGGGAGTTATTAAACTCTGTGTTCTATGTTGACGAACAGGGGCAAATGAAGGATTATGACGGTGAGGATATTACCATGGATGAGGTATCGGCCAAGTTTGCTGAACTTAAACAAGGTACAGTGTTCGAATCTTCTGATAGTAAAGTAAGGTATGTTCGGGAGGGCGACGAGATTGTTAGGCGTGATGCTGCCGGCAATAAGGTAGAAACTCAAAAGTTTGTTACCAAAAATCGCGTCAAAACTAAAAAAACACCCCCAAAAGGAACGGTTTATCTTGAATCTTCGAAGATTAAAAAGTACGATCAGGAAAGATTGGAGGCGGGTGTGGAAGAAGGCCCAATGGCTGAAACCGACAAGGCTGACGAGATAGCCGAAACTTCTACCAACCCTACCCAAATTAAAGAGGCCTGGGAGAACGAGAAAGTAAGAATTCGGGATGAAGTGGATACAGAAAATAAAATATTTGAGGCTGTTTCTCAAAACGGAGTGCAGGCGAAAGATTATAACCAGGAGGGAGAGCCAAACAAAGTAAAAGACGGATCTGTGTCGGCTGTTGGGTGGTTTTCTTCGAAAGCCCTTCCATTAGATACCATAGCACAACAAGCGGGTGTTAAAGTAAAGGAAATTATTGCCTTTATAGAAAAATATGGCGGTGGACCCCACCAGTACAAGAAGCAGCGCGAACTTACATTAAGGGCGCTAGAGGATCAGTATAAAAAGGTTACGGGTGTAAATATTAAAAGCAAGAAAAGTGAACCAGTAAAGAAGACAAAAGAGCCGGTTAAGGAGGTTTCACGTGAAACAAAGGAGCCCAAAGTTGGCGTCGCCACTAAAGCCACAAAGGAGATAGCTGATAATATCAGGAAGCTGGCACCTAAAAAGAAAACCCTTACCATTAAGGATGAGAATGGTAATGATGTAGAAATAGATATTACCACAAACGATTGGTATGCAGCAGCAATAGAGATAGCAGCCCAAACCGTAGAGGCCGGAGGTAAAGTGATCGATGGCATTGCTGATGCAATTAAATGGCTTAATTCAGATAAGGGCCCAAAACAGTACAAGGACCTCTCCGATGAAAATAAAAAGTTGGTTGAAAAACAAATGGCGGTTCAGATTAAAGAGGCCAGTGGAAAGAAATTTAAGAAAAAGGAGCGTGGGTTAAGTAAGACTGCCCGTAAAAACGAAGGAAAGAAAGAAGTAAAAGCCCTTTTGGATAAAGACCCATTATTTTACCAAGAGGTAACTAATAAAGAATCAGTTCAATTAGCTCAGGGGTTTATTGACGAATATGGAGTTGAAGAGGCAGAAGAATTAGCCATGGACCGAAATGTATCAATTCAAGATAATTTAATGGCGAATACATTAGGATTAGTCTTGATGGATTATTATGGTCAGGAAGCGGCCAAGACCGAAGGAAAGGATAGGGCTAAACTTTTAGATAAGGTGGTAAAGTTATCCGAAGCGGTGGGAGAAAGGATGAGTTTATCGGGCCAGGGTGGTCAGATAATGGCACTTTGGAATAAAATGACACCAGAAGCGGTGTTATTATCAGTACAAAGAGCCATAAAAAGATATAATGAATCTCCAAAAGGCCAAAAACGACGTCGCAAATTCACCAGAGCCACCCAAGGATATAAGGGAGCTCAAAGGGGTGCAGCCAAACAGGTAATCGGTTCAGAAAGGATAAAGAAAATTAAAGGAGAGAAGGTTTTAAGCGATACTCAAAAAGATATTGACGAGCAAACCCGCAGGAAACTTGCAGCTATAGATAAATGGGCTGACAAGAATCTCGGTGGCATGGAGGGGTTTATGGCGGCTACGTTTATTCCACCAGGGATTATTCAGGGCGCAGTGAAAATAATGATTAAAGCCATTAAAGAGGGGGTTAAGTTAAGTGCTTCTGTTCAAAAAGCAATTGCTTATGTAAAAGCCCAAATGGGAAATGTTTCTTTTGATGAGGATAAATTAGCAAAGCACTTCGAGGGCGTATATGATAAGGTTCAGGAATTTATTACCGTTGAAGTTAAGAATCCGATTGAAGATGTTGAAAGTTCTGTAAAACAAGCCTTGCGTGAGAGAAGTAAAAAGATTGATGGGATAATTACGTCGCATTTCACAGAAAGAAACGAAACAAAGCAGGAGCTAATCGATCGATTAGTAAAGGATGCCGGCGTAACAGGGCAAACAGCTAATGAGCTTGCTATTGCTATTGAAGAGGAGTTTAATAAAATAACCAAAGGGGGCGCTATAAAGCTGGTTGAAAAGTATTTTGGTAAACTGGAAGAGAGGGGTAAAGTTACCGAAGAAATGAAGGAAGCAAAGCGAGATAAAAACTCTGTAATCAGCAAGATTAATGAGACTTTGAATCTAAATGGTTTAGTAGACGAGAAGGTTTTATTAGAGTATTTTGGAGAAAGATTTGGGGTAAAGTCTTTGAGCGAGAGGCAAATTGAGAATATTTTAAAGTACTCAGAGGCGGTACAAAAAACAGAGGGTAAATTTAAGGAAAGAGCTATTCAACAACTAGTACAGAGCATATCAGGTATGTATGGAGCCTCCGGTATGGAAATATATTGGGCGCTTTGGTATTCATCGATGCTATCTGGATTATCGACCTCTACTATAAACATCACCAATAATGCAGCTAACGTAGCAGCGAAGTATATTGAGAATCCACTAAACCCATCACTTTACTTCAAAGCATTAAAAGATGCCATTAAAAATAAAGATCCGAAAGTATTTTTGTATGGGAGCCCATTAGCCGAAACCATTATGAAGCCCATTTATTATTTCAAGGGCATAAAGAATAACCGGCAAATGACTTTTAATGAGATTTTGGATATTCTACAACATGGAATGTTAGACGATAAGTTTGCCGATCGACAATTTCAAGGAGGCTCAAAAGTTGAAATGTCTCCCCTAGAGGATAAAAGGATAGCTAATATTCCAGTCCTGAAATATGTGGAGTTTTATAAATATGTAGGCAGAATGCTCCAGGCCCAAGATGCCTTATTTTTTAGGACTAATGAGGAATCGGAGTTTATTTCCTCTGTTAGAAGGCAGTTTGTAGAAAAGGGATTAACCGGAAAGGATCTTTACGAGGCTGTTTATAACGAGATTATAGGGGGTAATGATCGTGGGGCAGCTACAACACAGATGCTAAAAGAAGCCGAGGTGTATGAAAAGATTACCGGCAATACATTAACCGTGTCGCAAAAAACGATCCGATTAATAGAAATATTAAGGGCCGGAAGGAATGAAGAGGCTGTGGCAGAAGCAAAGGAATCAGCAGAAACAATGGTATATCGCGGGGATTATCGCGGAGGTATTGGAATGGCTGCTTACATGTTATCAACCGTTACTCAGTCTAAAAACCCAATTGGAGTAGTATCTAGGTTATATGTTCCATTTACCAAGATTGTTTCGAACGTGTTTAATTACATGGTGGATTATACACCGGTTTATGGAATGCTTCGGGCTAATGGATTGGGAATAACCGGACTTGCTGAGAAAATTAAGGGGCCGTTATCATATATGCATAAGGATATTAGATCAACTCAAATGGGAGAAAGGGGATCAAAAGCATATTATGATCAAATGGGTAGGGCGTGGGTTGGTATGGGCGCCTTTACTACTCTGGCAGCGATTATGATGTCTCAAATGGATATGGATGATGATGATCAGGATAAGATTATAATTGTCGGCAGTCACGCAGGATTAAATTATGAGCAGTCGGCCAATATGGAAAACACCTATCCTAAAGGAAATATTAGAATTGGTGGTCATTGGCTGCCATATAGACTAATTCCTGCTCTAGATATTCCTCTGACTATTGTTGGTAATTATATGGACTTGCATAGATGGAAGGAGGGCAAAGGGGCAAATGAGAAATTATTTATGTCGGTACTATCTTCTAAAAATACTTTTCTTGAAAAATCATTTGTACAGGGTGTTAATAAATTAGTAACAACTGTTTTTGATGATCGGATTAATGGGGTAGAGAAAAAGGGAATGGAGTTCTTAAAGACAGCCCTGGGCTATATGACTAAGCCATTACCTCAAAATACTACTTTAGTTACCCAAATTGATGATATTTTCTCGAAGTATGAATATAAGGTAGATACTTTCGAAGATATTATGAAGTATGCCGCTTATAATGGATGGAACCTGGATAAACCGAAATTAGATGTATTTGGATTTCCCATAAAAACATATCCGGGTGAGCAATTTTTACCGCTTAAACATTGGTTTGGGCTACAGGGCGGCGATCCGGTATGGAAAAAGCTTGCCAGTTTAAATTTGACTAAGAAAATAGGTCAGTTTTCGGACTTAAAATTATATGACGAAAATGGCGTCGCCCTACCTACAACAGAGAATCAGCAGTATGTCTATAAAGCAATGGCCGGTAGAGAGTGGTATAAAATGCTAAACGAGACTTTAAATGATGACGAAAAAATAGAGGATCTATTAGATTACCATGAGGTAGAATATGAAGAAATTGGGGATGACGAAAGGGAGAAGGTAATTAAGATCACCAAAAAGGATGCGGCCACTATTTCTTATTACCGAATTAGCAGCGAATACGGTATAAAATACAATGTGAAAGATATGGATTGGATTAAATATGTCCCTGAAATTGAATTAGAAGATATCGAAGAATGACGAAGCAAACCCAATCCTTCGGCAGCTTCAAAGAGTATTTTGATTGGTTAAAACTCCAGCGAATAAGAAGGAACTCTGTTAAAGAAATAAGAGAGACAGAAAAGAGGTTATATTGGTTTGGGTTACGGGATTAATCTCGTCGCCAACGATACTAACAACATTTTATTGTATAAGTGATGTAAATTTCTATATTTGAGGCTTATATCATTATATGATTGTCAATATATTTTCGGTGTTGAGAAAAAGCACACAAAGCTTTGATCCACCACGTAAGCAGATGTACAATGTAAGTCGCCTTTCGGGGGCTTCCAGAGTCTCTGACAACGTCACGCAATTATTGTACAATGGAACTAACCTCGCTACCCCTAAACAAGGTATTCAGGTAAGCGGCAATGTTGAGACTATTCAAGCCTCTATTGCTGGTTCCACTGATCCTAACGCAGTTTATAACTTTACTCCAGACAAGATTAATGACGTCGCTAACACGGCTCAAGTATCTGTTCGGACAGGTGACATTCTGTACGGCATTGAGGACGGAGGTAACGTACTTTTATTCGTTATCAACGGACTAAACGCTTTAGTTAAATTCAAGTACCAGATTAACTCTACTGATCTAGAGGCTCAAATGGTATTTCTAAACAACATTTCTGACAACATTGACTTCACAGGAACATTCGGAGCATGTAGTAACAACACCCAGGCATTCACTTACAACGTGAACCAGGCTGTTACTCTAAACCTTCAAGTTCAAACTGGAGATGCATGGCATTCTATCAACACCAACGTTATTAGCGTTGCTGCGGGTACTGCTGCTATCACCTTCCAGTTCCAAACTGCGGATGTGGTGTTGAACGACGCTATTCGAGTAATCGCTACTAAGTCTGATGGAACTATTATTCCTATCGTTAGTCAGTTATTTACTTGTACTGGTGGAAGTGCTTCTGGTAGCGGAACACAAGGAGATTGTACTGAGTACGCTTACTTTGATTCGGTTTGGGATGACACCGATAAAGAGCTTGGGGTCGGAGCGACCTGCACAACAGGCTATAATATTCAGGTGGCATCTAATTCTGATTTCGCAACAGATAAGATTGTATTTGACATTGAAACCGTTAGTACAATACTTTCGTTGCCAGAGATTACGGCTGGTACGTGGTACGCAAGGGTGCGTAATGCATCTGGAACTACAGACTGGTCTGCGGTGTACACCTTTGTAGCAACCTAGTTTTTTTCTGTTAATGTTTATTTTGAAACCCGATCTTGTTAGAGGTCGGGTTTTTTATTTGAGAAAAACTTATACTTTTACACAATAATCGGTAAAAATGTCGTTTTAACTTAAATAAAATAAAAAGCATGTCATTTAAAAACGTTACTCAAAACAAGGAAGGTAGAGACAAAGTAAAAATAGGAGTGGATATTGTGGCCGACGCAATTAAAGTTACAATGGGATTTGGTGGTCGGAATGTCTTAATAGGCAACGGTTACGGACCTGTTCACATCTCAAAAGATGGAGCTACTGTAGCAAAAGGAATCACTTTAGTAGAGCCAATTCAAAATATGGGAGCCACCCTAATTAAGGAGGTGGCCTTTAAAACATTAGCCGATGCCGGAGATGGGACCACTTGTAGCACTGTTCTTGCTCAAGCCATCATCACCGCTGGACTAAAGGCTATCGACGAAGGCGCCAATCCAGTGGACCTTAAAAAAGGAATTGAGAAGGCTACAGATGCCGTCGTAAAAAGGCTAAAAGAATTATCAAAAGATGTAGACAGCCAGGAAACATTAATACAAATTGCTACCATATCGGCCAATAACGATCCCGAAATAGGAAAACTTATTGCCGACGCCTTCACTCAGGTAGGTAAAGAAGGGGAAATTAACGTCACCGATTCAAAAACCCATGAAACCTACGTAGAGATAGTGAATGGAATGAAGATTGATCGTGGATTAATGCATCCTATTTATATCAACACAAAAAGACGTACCTGTGAATTTGAACACCCGATTATTCTCGTCACCGATAAAAAACTATCTACATATAAAGAGTTATTGCCGTTTTTAGAAAAAGCGGTAAACCAACCAAAGCCTATTTTATTGATTGTAGATCGGATTGAGGGCGAGGCTTTGCAGTTAATTTACGGTAATATGAAGGAAGCCAAAATTAATTTATGCGTGGTGCTAGCTCCCGAATACGGGGATGATCGCCAACGGGCACTTGAAGATATTTGTGTTTTAACTGGAGCTACTTTTATCTCTGATGCCGCAGGACGAACAATTGAAAAGGCAACTTTAAAAGATTGTGGTAGTGCGGAGAAAGTTATTGTGGATGCTCATTCAACATTATTTGTGAATGGGGCCGGTGATGGGCTATCTGTTACCGAGAGGTGCGACGAGATCCGTACCGAAATTGAGGGGGCTAACGAGGTCCAGGCAGCTAAGTTAAAAAGTAGACTAGCAAAGATGATAGGAAAGATCGCGTCGCTAAAAGTAGGAGCCATCACCCAAACAGAAGCTACAGAGAAAAAAGATCGTATTGATGACGCTTTGTGTGCTACCAGGGCGGCGAATGAGGAAGGATATTTGTCTGGAGGTGGTACGGCATTTATGAAAAGTTTAGATTTTTTCACAACACTAGGTATTACTGGAGACGAATTAACCGGAGCCCTGATTGTTCGAAGTTCAATTATAGAACCGTTTGACCAGATACTTCGCAATGCTGGAAAGTCTAAAGAGCAAATTGATTCCATAGCAAAAGAAATTATTGAAGGCGATTACGGTATTGGTTTTAATGTAAAGTCTGATAAGATCGAAAATCTTTTTGATGCCGGAGTAATCGACCCAACAAAAGTATGTCGGTGCGCCCTTGAGAATGCTTCATCTATTGCAGCTATTTTCTTAACTACGGAGTGTGTTGTAAGTGATCCTAAACCTAAAGAATATTAGAATGAAGTTTGAAGAATATTTAAGTGTACTCTGCGCACCAGGAACGACGTTTGAGGTTGGCGCATTAGGGTTAGACGAGTTTGCTGAGAATTGGCGACGTCAATCATCCGGCGTAACCCGACCTTTATTCGACAAGATAGTTATTGAACCAATTGAAGGAGAAATAGCTCTCGGAAATGGGTTAGTCTTACCAGAAAGTGCAAGAGAAAAACCAATGAAAGGGCTTGTAGTTGCTGTGGGTCCTGGGAAAGGTGGCGTCGCCCCCCTAGAAGTAGGAGATGTAGTTTTATACGCTAAACACGCTGGAGTAGAGGTTACTTTAGAAGGTAAAGATCTTTTATTAATGAGTCAAACAGATATATTCGCAGTGATATGAAAAAATACCATATATTTTTAGCTGGATATGGCAATCCTAATGTTATGCCATCAATACCTACATTTACAGTAGAGGGAGATGTTTTGGAGAGTAAAACCCCACGGGGAAATCCTATATTAATTTCAGGAAATGTTGTTATTAAAAGGGGCGCTACCATTGTGGCCGTTGTTCCACATGATGCCGCAATACAAATAAAAGAAATAAAAGATTAATTACGTCACATGACAGAAAAACTTGAAACATTAATTTCGTCGCTCCCCGGCTGGTGCTCCATAAAAAAAGCTAACACATTACATGAGTTGGTTAAGAGGTGCGACGCTAAGGTTGTGGTGGAGATTGGAACATTTGGTGGTAGAGCAGCTATAGCACTCGCAAGCGCCTGTAAAGAGACAGGTGGAAAATATTATGGCATTGATCCTTATGATTACCAAGCCTCACTAGAGGGAAACGTAAATAAAGACCACGACGAATACTGGACCTCAATGGATTTTGATACGGTTTATGATCAGATGATTTTAGGATTGACGGAAGCGGGTCTTATGGATTGCGTGGAACTGGTAAAGAAAAGATCACAGGATGCGTTTGGTCAGTTTAAAGATATTGACGTATTGTATATCGATGGCAATCCATCACCAGAAGTAACAATGGAAGATGTAAACAATTACGCTCCTTTAGTTAAAGCCGAAGGGTATTTGGTATTTAACAATTCCGATTGGGGAACGAAGCCAAAAGCTAAAAGGAAAATTTTAGAACATGGCTTTGTAGAGTTTTTAAAAGAGGTGGATTCTGATAAATGTGAGTGGACTGTTTACCAAAAGACAGATACAAAATCAACTTTGGTATCTAAAGATGCCGTCGCCACAGATCCACTAGAAGAAAAAGTAATGAGCCTACCAGGATGGGGAACAGCAAAGCAATGTAAGGCCCTATATAACCTCGTAATCGAATCAAAAGCCAAAGTGAGTGTAGATATTGGTGTGTTTGGGGGAAGGTTTTTGTACGCAATGGCTATGGCTCACAAATCAAACGGAGAAGGAAAATGTTTTGGTATAGATCCGTGGGAAGGGGCACCGTGTACCGAAGGAACAAACGATAAAGAGAATGACGATTGGTGGACTGATCCAGATAAGGTTGATTTTAAAAAGTTACACAAGGACGTAGTCGAATTAATGATTAGTGAGGACTTAACCGACTATTCTAATATAATTCGTTTTAAATCTTCTGAGGCATTTGCGCTGTTTACTCAAATAGACATTTGCAGTATAGATGGAAACCATAGTGAGGAAATTAGTTGTCAGGACGTTGCTACTTACGCCCCCCTTGTAAGGCCCGGTGGCTACATACACTTTGACGATGCCAACTGGCCTACTACCCAAAAAGCGCAAGAGCTTATTTTAAATTACGGGTTTGAAGAAATTTTATTTATAGAAGAGGGTGATGGTAGGGATTGGAAAATATATCGCAAGTTATCCGAAGATGGAGAGAAGGTTGATGTGTCTAAAATATTAGCCGAATCAAAAAACAAAGTAGAAGAAAAATTAACAGTAACAGTTATAAATCCCAAACCTATGAATGATACCGCCCCCATTGAAGATACCTTAATTAAAGAAGAGGGAAAATCATTTCCAATTTATGATCCGTCATTAAAACCACCTTGTGCCGAAATACCCATCACCCCCTTTGATATTGCTTTGCGTGGAGGTATGCAAATTGGCCCATTAAAAGTGCAGCCGATGCTTTTATATATTCCTGACGATCCTTCTGGAAATAAATATTGGATAGACAGATGGAAAAGAGGTATGGCTCATTTTGAAGAGGTAGGGATAAAAAATATTATTGAGGTTGCTGGAATACATGGTCAAAGTTTCGGCATCTTAGGAAATCACACTTACGACAAGGATAATCCTGGCACAGGGTATAATATTGGTCCAGGTTATACGGCTCAATTTCTTTCCGTTTATCTTCTATATTCAATTGCTAATGTTTTACCGTTTGATCACTTTTTATTTTTAGAGTGTGATGCTGAGTTTATTCCAGACGCACTACATCATTTAGCAAAAGAACTTGAGAATGTTCCGGCTGATTTTGATTGGTTGTGGGTAGGAAGCTGTTGTAATGAAGGTAAAACAACTAGACACGTTAAAGGAAATGTTTATGAGTTTACACCTCGTACTGGCTATCCATTTTGCGGCCACGCATATTTGGTTGCCAGGAAAGCATTACCATTTATAATTCAGACACAGAGAGATTGTTATGCAAGTAGTGATTTGAGTTTGGTATTTCACACTTTTCCCCATCTCAAGACCTACGGAATTTTTCCTAGATTAGCAACACAGTATAACAATGACCTTCCGATATGACAGTAAAAGAATTATTGCCAGAATGTGATGGATCAAGATTCCAAAAAGCATTAGCCGACTTTATAATCGAACACAAACTTTTAACTGTGGTTGAAAGTGGATTTGGTGTAAGCTCAGTTTTTATATTGGACGCAATGGATAAATATAATTTAGACTACAGGTTATTTTCCATTGATAAAAACGCTTGGTTTCCTCATCGATTTGAACATCGGAATCATAAATTAATTGAGCAAAAAAGTGAAGTTGCCCTGATTGATCTTTACCAAAAGATAGGCCCATTTGATTTGTTTTTGCACGATTCGGATCATGATATAAAGTGTCAAACCTATGAATATGAATTTGGATGGCAATGCCTTAAGCCTGGAGGGTACTTGTGGTCGGATGACCGTACTTGGGGAGGGCATAATGCATGGGCTAAATTTGTAAAACAGCACGATTTAGTTGAAACGATTGTGGGGGACGCCGCTTATGTTAGGAAGCCTATAGAGTTTGGGTTTGTGCCGGCAGCAAAGGCCGTTGAGTGCCATGAGTTAAATTTGCATCTAGCACAGGCAGCAGAAAATAGATGGCTGGCAGAAGGAAATAAAAATTCAGATGTTTTTAAAGATTAATTATGAGAGACGCAATTACTATTTTACAAAAAGCTATTTTGGACAGAATGCAAGAGAATGCAGGCCCAGAAATAAATGGATTTATACCACTTATTAATTTTAATAAGCCAATAACCGATCCATATATAATAGAACTTACAGAGGCTATTAGAGTTTTAGAAAATCACATTAATTCCGTCGCATAATATGCTCACCACTCACGGAAAGAAACGTTTTTCAATCAGCATACCAGGAATAGGTATAGTAAGATATGGAACCTGTGAAAAGGAAACGGATGATTGGCGAGATATTATTTGTGAGAACGGGGAATATTATTTGATTGAGTTCTTTATTCCAAAAGGATTACCGTTGGCAGAAAAGGGGAAATATCACTTAGACCCAATGACGTTAGTGGCTCATGGGTATTATGATTCGGAAATAGAGGCCAACGGAGGCTTTGTACCAGTAAAAGATTTTGTATGGAAATAATTAAAAGATCCAATTGGACACCGAAGGTTGAAAGACCAGTTAAGAAAAAATGTTTTACGTGCAGTTCTGAAATTCTAGTTAATCCAGAGGACTGGACGGCTCGTTATGGTTTAATATATGGGTCGGTTAATTGTCCGGTTTGTGGTGGTGAGATAAAAAAAGTAAATGGAGATGGAGCTTTATGATACTAAAAAAGCATAGACTCCTTTCTCAAGGCTCCCTACCAAACAGTGATGGTGGTGTATTTAATCCGTCCTGTGTTTCTCACGATACATGGGTAAGGGAATTTATCGTTCGGGTAGAGCCGATTTCACATTATTATACCAACGATTCTACGGTTTCTTTAATCGTAGAAAAGATTGATAAAATGAGGGCCGGAGAGATAGATAATATTTATCACCTCGAAAAAAAAGGCTATCCACCTCACTCAAAAATAGAGGATTTTCGCCTTTTTAGATACAAAGGAGAGCTATACGCAATCCATACGATGTGTATAACAAAACGGGGCTGGGAGGACTCGACTTTCATAAAACCTGTTATTTCCAAAGTAACCCGCAGCACAATCGAATTTGTAGATTATTGTGAGCTTCCATACGTAAACAGAAAAATTGGAGAGAAAAACTGGCTCCCAATAGTCCATAATGACGAGCTTTATATTTTATACAGTTTAGATCCACTCAGGATATTTAAACTCGAAGGATGGTCTTGGCGAGAACACACCTTCCACGAAACCGGATTAGCAGATCATGTAAAAAAGATGCTCCCAGGAAGCTCCTTCCTCTCCTTATCAGCCATTACCCACTTCGAGAATGAACATTATATTGGGATGTGGCACGTTCGATTTGAAGATGAGGTACAGGGATGGATTTACGTTCAGGGGATGTTTATTTTAAACATGAAAACTTTTAAGATTGATTATTTCACTCCACCAGTATTACAAGGAGGAGGGTTAGAAGGGAATAGACCGGATGTATTGTATGTGTCTGGCTTAGTGGCGACGCCATTAATGTTGGAAGTATACGCTGGTGAAGCCGACTCTCACTCGGTTTTAATAGAACTCGACCGAAAAGAAGTAACTGCAGAACTAAATAAACACGAATTCAAATATACGGCACCGATTAGAATTCTCATGAAAGATAGGGGCGTAGGTGATTTTATATGTATGGCCTACGCCCTCATGGGATGGATGATGGAAAATCCGGGGCGTGGGATCAAGCTTTACGTCACCGTAAATCTACAACTAGCAAGCGTCTTAAAACTTCCGGGAGTTAAAATATGTAGCTACCACGGCGACCCAATAGATATAGACCTAACTTCAAATGAGGACAGTTTGCCGGAAGATCAGAGAAAAGAATATGCAGAGAAAATAAAAGGTTCTTTAAAAGATTGGTATTGCAAGAAATTAAAAACAATACCATATAATATTCCGGTTAAACATATTACCTCATTAGAAGGATATGAGGGGGTGACGGTATTATTCCCATTTGTGGGGCCAATAGATAGTATAAGGGCTTGGCCTTTGAAGTATTGGATTGAGTTGGCGACAAGATTAATAGCGTCAGGCCAAAGAGTAATAATCTGTGACCAATTTGTAGCCCGTTGTAAGAACATACCCGGAGAGCATTTGCCTATATCATTATTTGATGTGTTACGGTTGATTAAAGGAGCGGGATTGGTGATCTGTAATGAATCAGGGGGCGCTCACATGGCGGGATTATTCGATACCCCAACTTTAGTTTTAAGCGCGTGGTTAGATCCAGAGAAGGTCTACGATCGAACAAACAATAGCTGGATATTTAAAAAGCCACTTCATTCTATTACGGTAGATGAAGTGATAGAAAAAACAAAAGCAATGAAATAAATGTTATATTTGATCCCATCTATAGCTTTTTTACTTATTTCTCTGGGAGCCCCTACAATAAAACGTAGGGGTTTTCGTTTTAAAGATTAACTAAAACAAAATATTATGCCGTGTGGTGATTCAGGACAAAGTGATTATAATTGTGGATATGATGTAGGGTTTAGGGAAGGATCAAAAGGAAAAGCCATCCATCACCCCGACGACAAAGAATCTATTATTTTACTTCAAAATGACAAGGTAAAGTTGGAGGGGCATTTGTGCGCTATAATAACTGAACTTGAAAAGTTGGGAATAGCAAACGAGGTAATAACCAGAGCGGCCAAAAATGGTCAAACGGATTTAATGAACTGGTGGGTTACTCACTCAACAGAGGATTGGGTAAAGTTGGCAGATAAATTACGTCGCACCTTCTCAGAACATGAACAGGAGGTAATCAAGAAACTATTAAACCAAACAGATTTTAAATAATGGAACCAAAAAAATATAATTTAGCGTTTCCCTTAATAGTTCCGCTTAAATATGATAAGAATGGGCGAATTGTAGAAACAGATGTGCATATAGGTTTATCTAAGCGAGAACATTTTGCTGGCTTAGCTATGGCAGCTATGATTTCAAATCCCAAAGGGATGGAATTAATAGCACATGGTCGAAATGCGGCTGAAATGGCCGATAGTCTTTTAGAAGAACTTAGTAAATAAACTTTATTTATTACGAGAAAACGTGTATATTTACGCAATGAACTTAAAGGAAGTCACTATAAAATTACCTTAAAAAAGCATGAAAAACGTTGAAATAACGGCAATAAGTGACAGAATACTTATAATTCAGGACCCAAAGTTGCCGTTGCAAGAAAAAGAACCCCAAATAGGAGTAGTTTATAGCATAGGTCCCGGTTGTTGTAGGGAGGGATTAGAGGTAAAAGAAGGGGATAGGGTAATATTTGGAAAGGGTGCTCACGCTGAACGAGGGGACTATAAAATAATTAGGGAAGAACAATTATACGCAGTTATATGAAGCATGAATTTATAATGCCATTTATTTGTAAATGGGAGGGTGGACTTAGTAGGGACGTTAATGACGCTGCTAGCGCCAAGCCTTGTCCCTCAGCGTTTAAAGGAATGAATGGGTGGCATACCAATATGGGAATTACGTGGATTACGTGGATGGCCTATTGTAAAGCTAAAGGTATTACCTCTATTGCTGTGATGGCTGAAAGGTTCTTTAATATGACAAAAGCAGATCAATCTGATGTGTTTAAGATTCTATATTGGGATAAGGTTTATGGGGATGTTTATACTAATCTTTACATAGCAAACTGTATGGCTTCGTGGGTTTGGGGAAGTGGGGTACAGGGCGCTTTTAAGCAAATAAAAAACTTTATTGATCTTGCCGATCATCCATACCCTCAAACTTGGAGTGCAATCCCTACGGCATTAAATACATTTCCTAATCAGCCGGGACTTTTCCTTCAACTTTGTGAGGCTAGAAAAGATTTCTTCATTAGTATTTCGGGACCAGGAACTAAAAACGCCAAATTCCAAAAAGGGTGGTTAAATCGATTGGAGGCTTTTAAGAAATTTAATCAGTCACTTTTTAAATAATGCAGCCCATCCATCTACACTTTCATAATCCCGTAAGTCGGAATCAGGTAACAACAAAAATGTATGCCTTATCAGAGGAGGATATGCCCAAAGGAACGGGGCTTCCACAAGACTTATTGGAGATAGTGAGGTACTTAGATCCAGAAAATTCACCACGATATGAGAAAAGTAAAGTTATGTGCCACCTATTTGCGTATGACTTTTGTTACTTAGCTGGAGCTTATTTACCGAGGGTTTGGTATAGCGACGTAATTAATCCGAACCCTGAAAAGGTTTTCCCTATGGATTCCAGAGGATTATTTAATTGGTTGGCAAATTTTGGAGGGGAGTTTGGGTGGAAATTGGTGGCAGACTTGCAACAAGCTCAGGAGTTGGCCGATGTTGGGCACGTAGTAACAATAGTTGCGTTGTCCAAAAATATCAACCATGCCGGCCAAATGACAATGGTAATACCCCACAGCAAAGAATTTTGTTTAAAAGAAGGATTAAAAAGAACACCTTGTCAGGCAACATCCGGGAAAAAATATTTTAGAACGGAGTGGTATAAGGGGGATAAGTATAGGGAGTATAAAATCTACGTAAACTTTTTAAAATGAGCCCAGAGGAAGCAACAAGATTGCAGGAGAATGTTAATAAGGGAGCCATTAAGGGTCATGGGAATATTGTCATGAAACCATACGTAAAAGAGGCTACGGTTATTATTCATAAGAAAAAAGGTAATGGTGATAAGACAAAAGGAGAAATGGAATTTATTATCAAAGCCTTATTTCCTGACTACAAAAAGGAATATAAATTTTGCGAAACTCGGAGATTTATGTTTGACTTTTACTGTCCTGAAATCAATACAGGCATAGAGTACGATGGTGTGTTTTCGGACAAGTCAAGACATACGGGCGTAACCGGGTTTTCTAAGGATTGTGAGAAAACAAATTTGGCGCAAATACTAGGATATAAAGTATTGCGATATACAGCAATAAACATTTCTCAGATGGGAGATGATTTATGGAAATTAAAATACGGAGTAGAAACTAAAGTTGACGTCGCACCATGAAAAACCTTATACTAGCTCATATAAACGCAGAATTAAAGAGAAGGGGAATAACCCAGAATGATATAGCCTCTCGCCTCTGTAAAAGCACATCTACTATTTCAAAGTGGTTGAGTAAAGGAGATGTTAGCCTTAAAAAACTGGATGAGATTTTGGCGGTGTACGAAATTAAAGTTGATAAAATTATTTTCAAATGATAAAACCGAGTGAATTAAGAATTGGTAATTATTATGAATCGACCAAATGGGGCACTATCGTAAAGTGTGAGGCCTCTGATATTGTTCAAATTTATCATAATGCTGATGGGGCCGAGGTTGATTCGGATCATATTGCTATGGTTTTTAAACCAATTTATATTAATAAAGAACGCTTATTTACAATAAATGGGTTTAGCGAGTCAAAATTTATCGAGGATGCTGGCGAAATGGTTGTAAATAAAATTTTACGTTTTGTTGTTTATGAACATATGGGTACATGGAATCTATACACCCCGTATTGGGTCAACGGAGTAACGCTTCACGCAATAATTGATGTTAAGCTTCACCAACTACAAAACCTATACTTTATATTAACCGGAGAAGAAATAACTATCAAATGATCGTCAAAAATTCATACGACACAACCTTAAAGGTGGCAGAGTATATCAAAAATGGGGGTACTCACGAAGCCCTTATGTCCGCTATGAAAATAAAAACGAAGAAAAAACTTCTGGACTTAATAAAAAAACAGAATTGGGATAAAAAGAAGGTGAAGGCTATGACCAATGCTGGTCTTATTTCATTTCAGCAGCGAAGGCAAGTAAGGGGGCGACTTAAGGACTCAGAAGAAATTACAAAACAAGTAGTAGTCTGGATGGAGGAGTTAGGGCACCTTCCTAAATTTTGTAATGTTTTGGGTTTAAAAAGTACCAAATCCTATAATAATCGCGTCACCCTACATAACTGGACAGCCCAAGAACTAGCAATATTAATCAGTAAAAGAATAGTCGATGATAACCTGGAAGCCTAACAAATATAAATTTTCACCCGAACTACCTTCTTATTTTAGAGAAGGAACATATATTGAAATAAAAAATATTTGGGGTAAGGTTATTTGCCGATTACAAAAAGATGGGCATATCATAAAAATAAAGGATCACTCCTATATAGGGCCTTTTGAGTATTTGAAGATATCAAGAGGGGCTAGTCCATTAGTTGATAGTTTTAAAATACAGTTGTTTTGTAGGGAGTGTGGCGACGCAATCTATGTTTTAACCGTAAAGTTGCCGTTGCTAATCAAAATAAAAACAGATTTTTATGTTACAAAAGATACCAATAGAGGTTAATACTCCTGAGTGGTTAGAATTGCGAACAAACTATATAGGGTGTAGTGATATTCCCATTCTTACTGGCTCAAACAGGAATTACGGGAGCCCTATTGATGTGTTTTATCAAAAAATAGGATTAGGTAGCGGTCAGCATAGGATGGCTGAGCGCCCTTTTATGGGGCATATTCACGAACCGATTATTTTGGATCTGTGGCAGTATTGGGAAGAGGGCAAAGAAAAATACGTAGAGAATTACATGGAAAAAAAAAGAATCCGATCTTTTATAAAGAACGATGGATATATTTTAGTCAATGAAGATATCCCATTTCTTTCCTGCACCCCAGACGGAACAATTCCAAAAGGAGAAAAAAGATTAGATGGGTATGAGTTGGAGAAAGACGCACCATTGCAGGTTAAGAATATTGACTCCTTAAAATGGGACTCTATGGACGGTTATATTCCAGAGCACCATGAGCAAGTCCACGGAGAAATGATGGTTTTTGGAACTGAGTATGCTGAATTGGCTTGTTTAAAAGGAGGCAATGAGCTTCATATTAACCAGGTTCCTTATGTTGAAGAGTTTTCAAAATCTATTATGGCTATATGTAGTCATTTTTGGTATGAGAGGGTGCTACCAGCACGACCATTGGCAAAGAGACTAAAACTAACATCCAAGAAAGCTGATAAGGAAGCTATACAAAAGGATATTATGGAGTTGGAGCCGTTACCGGACGATAGTGATGCTTACAGAGCGTTTTTGTCGGCTCGTTTTCAGAACCAGGATAATCCTGATCGCAGAATAATTGCGTCGCCCCCAATGGAAACTTTAATGCATACTTACCAGTATTACAACGACATTCAAAAGGAGATCAAAAAGAAGCAAGTTCTTATCAAAAACACCCTATTAAGAGTCCATGAGCACAACGGAATAACATTGATATTAGGGGATGGGTGCCGTAGCTCCATGAATAAAAAACATGTAGTAAGTGGTAAGGAAATGACAGCAGAATTAATACGAAACGAAATAAATAAATTAAACTAAAATGGCTAGAGGTACAACAGAATCAGGAGGCACTTACTTTTATGTAAAGCCTAAAAATTTAAAAGCAGATGTAAAGGATTACCCTTGCATGGACCTGCAACAAAAAAAGGGAGAGGTGTATGAGGTGGTGGAGACGGTATCTTTCCTAACGGGGTATATCACCGAGATTACTAAGGTGGATAAAATAGTAGAGAAGTACGGTAGAATGAGGGGGTGCAGGTTTACTTTAACCGATACAGATGCGAATGAGAAGTATGTATTTGATCTGTTATACTCAGGTCCGGTGAGAGAATTAATTAATCGCCTAGCATCTTTGCCGTCATTCAAAGACCAATTAAAAATATCTTTTTATAGGGGAGACAAGGGATTTGCTGGAGCTTCGGTGAAGGTTATTACTTCGGGAGGCGCTGAGAAGGTAGATATGAAGTATGGGTACAAAGAGCATTTGGAGCCTCGGATGAAGAAAGTGGAGTATCAGGGTAAAACTCTTAATGATTATACCGGCGTGGATGATTTTTTCGATGCCTTAATTGATAAGGTGTTATCTAAGTATGAAATGGTAAAGGCACCTACCACTTCCACCTCTATTGGCACTACGGTAAAAGATTTGAATGAGGATCAGCATGTAGAGGAAGATGCAGCACCAGCAACTACAAGTGGAGGAACGGATGCCGATAAAACATGGAAGGATGATTTACCTTTTTAGATATTCAGAAACACTTTTAAAATACTAAAATGAGCATATATAAAAAAATACTTTTAATAAGACAATCCCTTCCAGACTTTAAAAAGGATAGAGAGGTAGATGGAGTAAAAATTATTTCGGATGAGCAAATGAATCAAGCATTGGTTCCACTTTTAAATACCCACGGAGTCATCACAATTCCACATGGACAAATTATTGGGGACACCTTTCTATTAGAAATGGAATTTGTAGATACCGAAGATGATAGTAGGTGTGTAGCGAATATGTCGTTTCCTATAAGTAGTAGAGATTATCATTTTGGGGCGACGGCAACTTTGGCAGAAAAATATCTTTATAAGATGCTGTTTAAGATTTATACTGGCGAAGAGGGTGGAAATTCGTTGACAAAAGAGCAGGTAAGGGATAAGGCGTTTAGTTCAGAGCATCCGGATGCCGTTATACAGCCTAAACCTACTGTAAAAATAGAAGATATGGCACCACCCGAAGGAATGATGTTGGCTCCTAAAGACGATTTAGCGGCCGCCATAGCCGAAGTAGTAAAAGAGCAAAACTTAGTTGATTTGCCACTTGAAAAACCAGCAAAAGAAGAACCAGAACCAAGTCAGATTTTATGTGACAAAATAAATGCCGGTGATTGGGAAATCAAGGTCCCTTTAAATGCCTGTTTGAGCGAAGTGAAAGTGGTGGAAGCGTTAGACAAAATCTACGCCTCAACATCCACTCAAATTTATGGATCAGCAGACAACGATTTATGCCCAATTAACCCATATAAAGTAATTGATAAATTTCCTCGGAGATCCAATTTAAAGATCAGGAGATGTATTATTCAATTTAGGGTATTTGGGGAAGAGGCGTTTTGGGCCCAAATTAAGGTGGAAACTCAATTAGAAAAGGAAGCGGCGATAGCATTAATTACGTCGCCCCCACCGGTAATACCACAAGAGGAAGAAATATTACCCGTCATCCACAAGTTGAACTTAGACTTTAATATCCCAGAACACATGGGAACCGACAGGGATGAAGAAATTTGTTTACAGTTATTGGACAATCTCAGAAAGATGGGAGTAGTGCCTGTGGCTATAATCTACGCCTTTGGCAAAATGACATTAAAACCAGAGATGGACACTACAAAAGGAGACGATGCAATGATATTAGAGTTCTTAGCAAAGGCTTCTGAATTACAGATAACGGAAATGATTAAAATTGCTAAATCGGCTGGATAATGGGTGACGAAATTAAAGGAAATGAAAAAATAGACTATTCCGTTGAATATGCTGTTAAAACCATTGTGGATGGTATGCGAAAAAAACAAGACGAGGGTCATTTTACACGGCCAGAGTCTATTGAGTTATATTGTATCAGTCAGGTTTATAGATGGTGGGAGGTTCAAATAAAACCAAATTGGGGAAAACCCGGAGTGCCTAAAATCAGCAATGAGGATATTTGTAAAGAGTTAAATAAATATTTTAAAGTAGAGTTTAGGTAACATTAATCTCGTCGCCCCACCATGGAATTTACTAAAGAAGAACTAAACAAGGTCAGGATAAAAAAGGATGGAGTGGGAATACATGAGATTCCCCTCCATTATGACTATTTAGTAGAGAGGCCGGAACTAACCAGACTTGGGGGTTTTGCTTACGGGTTCTTTGCGTGGGGATCAACGGACGATTCCAGGATAATCGCCAGAAACAAGATTATCAGGTATATAAATTTTATGTATTCAATGGAGTTGGACTGCATAAAGGCCGCTTATCCAGAGTACGACAAAAGAAAAGTGGCCTGTGCTATTCAAGCTGGATTTGACTATGACCCGGATAATGGAAAATTTGGGGATTTAGTGGAGAAAATGATGGATGGAGAGAATGAGGTAGTGAATTACATGATCGTAGAGTTCTTAAGACATAGTTATTCTGATATGTTTTCAGCAATAGTTACGTTACGAGAAAAATACTACGAAGGTATGAAGAAGCTCCGAAACAATAAGGATGCCACCACCACAGATATTATGAAGTGGAAGGAAACAGCCGATATCCTACAAAAAATGGAGCAAGAATTTTTGTCCGGGGATAAATCAAAGCCATTAAATGCGTCATTAGTAATGAAAATAGAAGAGGAAGGCTTAGGGCTCAGGCCGGAAGATATAGCTTATGCTATAAAAGAGGGTAGAAGCCCTTTAGGGGATTTTGAGTTTTATAGGGCGACGTAATTAATATGAAAAGAGTTTATTACAAAAAGGGATACTTGATTGATTTTAATGATGGTGGTAAGAAATTGGTGATTAAGGCCACAAGGGTAAGCTATGAGATGATAAAGGTCGAAAACCAAACAATTCCCCTTCAATTTAACACAGATTATATCATTTATTCGTCACTGATGGTTAAGTATGGGGTTATTCCGATCAATAGTATTAAGGAGTTTTATGAGGTGAAATGGCTAAAAAAGGATGATGCATGTCATATTTTTGATGCACAGGGCAAAGAAATTATAATACTTTAATTGCGTCGCCCCAAATTTTCCTATATTTGATAAAATTATTCGAATATGGCCTTCATTGATAAATCAAGCGCATCTTTAGGAGACGCAATCCTTAGTGGATCACTAACCCCTACAACTTCAACTGCCTTTACAACAACCCAAAACGAACTATGGACCGGTGCTGTAATTGCAGTGGCTTCTCAGGTTACCGCATTGGGAATAAGGGTATATGCTACTTCACTTGAGGCTCAACAACTATATGGACTACCGGGACAACCTGGAGACTTTGTATATTTTAATCAGGACTGGGTAACGACCCAAACCAATACTGCAGCAGCTTTAATGGCCCAACTTAATACAAGTGAGTATCAGGTTAACTCATCCTTGCAAACTGCCACGGCGATATTATTGAAGGATTTAGTTACTGGAGCCAGTACTGGTTCCGGAGCCTTCACGGTAACTGCCGATGTTCCTTATGTGGTAATTGAGTTTTCGTCTTTGGCTAGATGCACAATAACAAAAACACGACCAGGGTATAATATGGCAACAGATCCAAGAACTCCGATTTTAATGGGCACTACGGTAGGTGGGGATATAAATTACCTTGAAACAGGTGTGGCCGTTACTACCACAACTGGTATTTTAGTGGTGGATGAGAATCCTTTTGATATTGTTGGAAAGGCAAATATTACAAATGCTCGTATTATTGAAGTAAATGGGGCTGATCCAGCTACCGTTAGGTATGAAATTTATGTAGGGTAATGTGGGGAATAAAGAATTTACGATTTGTCCGTAAGGATAAGCCCCTTAAAACAAGGCAGCGTAGACGATTGGTTAATGCGGTTGATCCGCCGGTAGCTGACTTTACTGTTAATGATCTAATTCCCGAATGGGGTGAAACCGTAACATTTACAGACACCTCAACAAATACACCTACTTCATGGAGTTGGTCATATACTGATCCTGATAGTGTTGTTGTTGTTTTTTCAACTGCTCAAAATCCTACATTATTGGTTGAAAAAGTTGGCGATTGGACAATAGCGTTGACGGCTACAAACGATGGTGGATTTGATACTGAAACAAAAATAAATTTTATTGCTGTTGCGAATCGGCCCGAAGTAAAAACATACGTTGAGGGGGTTTTTGATAATGGGGGTTTATTAGTGGACGTAATTTATACGCAGGCTCAGATAGAAAATATCGCCAATAGGTTTGATCGTGACGCAGCGGTAACTAACTCATATAGATCAAAAATAGTGCATTTAGAGATTTGTGTATTTGGTGCAGATGCAGCGGCCAAAATGGTTCCTTTTTATTTTAATTTAGATGGTTCTGTAACGGTTATAGGTAATTACCCAATTACTAATGTTGGTTTTGTGGATGCTAATTGTTTGGAGGGTGGTGGTAGGATAGGAAATGCTTTAACTAAATTTACAAGAACTGGAATTATACCAAATGCTGTTGCTGAAATATCTTTAAATAGTGTTGGAGTTTTTATATGGAGCAATACAAATGATGCAGTTGGCTGGGATATTGGTTGTACTGATTTAGCCACATCTTATCTAGGACTTATAATGAATAGTGCTGGTGATAATAACAGTTGTGTAAATGATTCTGGCACTAACGATGGCCCGGTTATTACTACAGGATTATTTGGCGCAGTAAGAACTGGCGCAGCATCAACAAATGTTTATAGTAATGACACCGTTACACCAACAGCCAAGCCCTCCTCGAGCGAAAATGGCATAGAGATAACCGGACATGGATTAGGAATTGGGCCAGGATCAGTGATTATACTTACCGCTAGAGAACAGTACCTGCAAATGATTACTACTGGAACGTTTAACGATACAGATTATGCTAATTTTAAATCTGATTTTGAAACACTTTTAACAGCAATGGGCCTATGACATTTGTAGAAATAGATAAAACAGAAATAGATAATATTAACGAAATGCTTAAATTAAAGCATCGACAAATTCCATACTTTGAAACCAAAGATGGCAAATGGGTTGTGAATGCTGATTTAATAGGCGCAAGGGGTTGGGAAGATGCAAATGTGTACTTAAAAAAACAACCTAAAATTCAAAAGACTAAAGAAGATTTAGTACAAATAGAAATACCCTGATATGAGAGCAAAAAAAGTAGTTTTAGAGTTAGTGATAATAAAAATTATATTGGTAGTAGTTGCTATTTTTTTTCTTGGTAGCTGCAATACGGCCAAATGGTGCTCTACCCATTGCTCAAAAATAATTAAGGATAGTATAATAGTGATTAAAAAAGACTCGATTGTTCCACGGGATAGTGTTGTTTTAATCCCAAGAGATTCATTTGAGATTCATTTTAAAGATTCAGTACCGTGTAAGGATTTTAAGGTTACAGAAATAGACAAAAGAGGAAATAAAGCTACAGTAGAAGTAAAAGATGGGCATTTAACCGTTGACGGAGAGTGTGCCGAAGTAAAAATAAAACTTCAATGGTTTGAGCATCACTACCAAGAAATAAAAGAACATTGGCATTCTGAATATTCGCCTCCGGTAGTTATTAAGAAAAAGTGGCTCTCCTTCTGGCAAAGTTGGGTATGTATTGGGATTGGTGTATTCGTTTTGACGATATTTATTTTTAAAAAACTACGACTTAAGATAGGACTCGGCCTAATTCCACCATACATCAGCATTAATCGCGTCGCCCCAAAATGAGCATTTATACCTATAATATAACTAGCGCAGTAGGAGCAGAGCGTCTTAAGAGTAATTTGATTTTTTTTTATTAAATTTGATCTAAACTTAGAAATTATGCTTTACAGTTTCATTTATCTATTCTTAGGAATTTTCATAGCTAATTGGGGCTACTATAAGACCCGAAAACGAGAAAGTCATGCTTCACCAGTAAAAGGAAGCCTTTGGTTCTATTTAAAGGACAATTGGATTAGGCTTTTGCATTCTGTTCCACTGGCTGTTGCTCTATGCATCTTGTTTAATATAAGGCCAGAACTGACTACCAAGTTGATAAAATATGAATGGTTTTCAATATATTCTGTTGTAATAGGGTTATGCCCTGACGCTATAACTGCGTTGCTTAAAGATGCCTTAGGGTGGATGCAGCCCACAAAAGTAAAAAGTCCACAGGGTAAAATCTACGAAAGAAAATGAATGTAATAGATCATGTTAATCATACTCCCCCAGGAGGAAATGGATTGCTTGTTTGGGTAATATCAGCAGGGATTTATGGGGTGACACAATTATTCGGATGGCTTGGTAATTTTGACTCCTGGGTGGTTGTGGGGCTTCATTTACTTTCTTTTGTCTCTCTGGTTGTTGGAATTACTGCCGGAGTGGTAACTATCCAGGACAAGTTACGGGCTCGTAAAAAGTTTGACGCCTACGATGACCATGATGACGAGTAAATTACTGATATACAATTATTTAAAGAATATATGCAATTTATTCCCAGATAGCATTGTCGAGTATTCGTTCGATTCTGTAAGTAAAAGTCATAATATTCGTTTTAATAATCTAAAAATTATTGAAGAGAGGCCCGACTACAACACGATTACAAAAACTCTTCTCCATGAATTCATATACTCATATCCTTACGAGGATATTCTATTTATTTCTGAGGAGGATAAAATAGATATTGGCACGGCTGAATATGTAATATGCGGATTTGATAGAGGAGAAGGGAGATGACGTAAAAATTATATTTAAGTATGTGCATATCCTCCCCGAATTATTCTTTCAAGAGCTATACGATGGAATTGAAATAATAAGAAATAGACAGGACTAATCCTTAGAAGCGGAGAGGCGTCTTTCTTTTAAAATCATATCAAATTTCTCTCTATTCATATCATCATCAATTATAACCCCATATTTCTCGGAATGCTCATTTATAACCTCCTTTAAAGCATTTGGGGTCATTGCAACATTATACCCATTGGGGAAAATTAATCTTATTATATGAACTGCCTCGTCTGTGTCTGGTGGTATAATCACTTCTATTGTTTTAACCTCTTTTTTTACATCTGTATTCATAATCTAAATTATTTGCTTTTTGTTTAGTGTAAATTGGGTTTCAATGCCATGCACTTATGCTTTACATTAGTACACGCCTCAAACCATCTTTTAGTTTCCTCCCTGCTTAAAATTATGGGATGCCTCTTCTCTTTTTCCGCATATTGAATAAATCTAAACTTAAGCTCCTGGTGAACTGTAATTTTATAGAAATGTTTTATAGCAGAATGGGCGTGACGCTGATTGTTATTGCTAATTTTTGTAAGCAAATAATCTTTTATCTTTTCCGCATTAATTCTTTCAGGAGAAGTGTAGTTGAGTTTTTCAAAGTATGCCAAAAACATTTTAACCTGGCACCCATAATTATCACGGGTGCTTTGGCTATTACGAATTACTTGCATATCCTTCTCGAATTGCTCTGACCATCTATCTATATTCATTACAATCGTTTTTTCATTGTTTGAAATATACCGTATTTAACGTACTGTTTTTAAATATGTTGCATTGTGATAAATACAGATATATGATAGGCTAAATTTACCTCCCCACAACCCAAAGTCACACACGGCTGCTCTGTTAAAAAAAAGAATTGGCGGTACAGCATAGCTGTTAAAAGGTTACGTCTTTAGCATTTACAAACTCCACGCCACCATCAAACCATACTGGGTATATACCCCCCGAATGAGCCACAACAGAGGTAGTATAACCCACCCTTCCATTCACCAAAACTTTAATATCCGCTTTACATTTTGGATGTTGAATTTCATTTATGCAAAATAAAAAAGCATCACTTTTGCCTTCTGAATATCTATTTGCATTTTTAGTATATTCTTCATCGGCTTCCCATTTCTTTTCCCATAGGAGCTTTAATAAGTCTTTCATAATTATTTATAGCTATATTCGTTTTTAATATTTTCCATCCATTTTTTCACTTTGGTCATATCAGCCTCATTGTCCCGTTGGTTTTTTAAAAATTCTTTTGTATTACAAAATGGGCATGGGTGACTTTCACTCATTACATATAAATTACCATGTTCATCACAGCTATCCATATCGTGTAAATATCCACTTACACATCTTGCATCAGGATAAGAGGCTCCGAAGTATGGAAACTCTGGGCATTGTTCTATGTTTTCTGTACTCATATATTTAAATTTTAAATTTTTTCAAAATTTCGCCAATTAATTTTTAAACCTCGCATCCTAAATTTAGCCTATCGGTTTCGTGACAAACTTTCTTTAGGTATCTGCAACGGCCCCGGTAAACTTCGCCTATCAATGTGTTGCACAAAATTGATGGGATGAAAGTTTGACCTTGTTTCTGGCTTTTAAAGAACGAATAAACCCGCAAGCCTTTGGCCGCACAGCCCCCTTTATTCCTTCTTCTCGCCATCAACTTCGGCAACACGAAACCGTTAGCCCGAATGCCACCACAACAGGCAACAAATCGTCCTCTAAAATGGAGGACTTTACTTTGTTGCGCCAACCCGATTCGGGCTAACGGCTGCGGAATAAGCCAACTCCTTGTTCGTTTAGCTTTGCGTTCACCTATTAGCATGGCACTCAGGCTAACACTGAATAACCAGCAATTTCGGTAGTAGCTAAACTCACCCTCTCGTTTCTTTAGTACTTTTTTTAATTTGGCCATCCCGCTTTTTAAAAATTAAAAGAACTATTCTTCGACTATATTATCATGCTTTGCCTTTTCAATTACCTCCTCGTAGGTCATTGGTATAAGTATTGCATTTCCACGTTCCGTTTTAAAGATTGAATCCCCTTCCTCGTAGTTCCAGTAGAAATCTTCAAACTCTGATTCGTTTAATAGGTTTTTAGTAGTGTTATGGTAGTACATACATTTAATTGTTTATGATTTCTAATTGACGTTTCCTTTTTTCAAGATATAGCATATAATAATGAAGGCAGTCACAACTAAATCTACTCCATAAATCATAGCAATCTTCGAGTTCTTCTTTTATTATGTCTAACTGATTCATAATTATTTACCCTTGTTTATACTTATTAATATTTCATTTTTAACCATCAAAACGGTAGCCTCTAAAACTCCAAGTGCCTCGTAGTTGTTAAATCCTTTTCGGCTAACCATAATTTGGTTTTCATCATCAATCTCAATATGTATTCTCTTTTCGTTTTTAGTAATTGCCTTCATTTTATCTCTGAATTTTGCACAAATACCATAGGCTTGAGCATTGCTCTTAAAGCCCATGTATTCTTTTACATCATTGTAGGTGGGCGTATGCCCTTCTGATTTAATAAAATCATCTACAAACTTTTCAGCTTTCTGAACTTTTAAACTTTTTCCATTCATATAATTTATTTTTAAAATCCCACCTTAAAATTAAAACGTACTAAAGAAACTGCTGTTATTCCGCAGCCGTTAGCAGCAATACTACTTCTCGTTCCATTTTATTGCCCCATTACATCCTTTAATTGGATAACTTCCTTCGCAATTTGCACTTCTGTTTGTTATTTGGCTTCCACAATGTGGGCAATAAAATGTGTACCAGTTCTTTGTTCCAAACACATTCCCGTGATTAACAACTTTCGGTTCTAATGCCGTACTGCTGCTAACAATGCCTTTATTCAATGCGGGTTCTGTGCTATTATCAACTTTTGTGCTTTCCATAATCTTTTATCTTTAATTGTTGCTTAGTGCTTTTAAGCCCGCACTAAATAAAGGCTTGTCCGGTTACAGGCAATAAAAAATGGCTATTTGGCATCTGGTTTCTTAATGATGTCGTCCAAACTTATACCAACTGCTTCGGCAAATTTTCTAAGCATTGTCATCTTCTCATCCATTTCGCAATTCGGTTCTCCATTCTTTTCGTCATATAACTTTGCTCTCTTTAGCAATGCTTTCATTTCTTCAACTTCCTTTTTGAGTGCATCAAATTCCGCCTTCGTAATTTCGGGAATGTTGGTAAAAGTTTGCTGATAAAATGGTTGTTTCCATTTGTCATTGAAGTGGTCTCCAATCATTGATACTGTACACATAGTTGTTTTGTTTTAGTTGTTTATATTAATTTTCGTTTAGCCATTTTTAACTGCCTGTAACATCGGGTATGTCGTCAGTTTTGCCGTGTTATTTTTTGGAGCAAAACCGAACGCATACCCGTCAACGATAGGCTAAATTTACCTCTCCACAACCCAAAACCGCACACGGCTGCTCTGTTTAAAAAAAGAATTGGCGGGGCAGCATAGCTGCTAAAAGGTTTAGTTATCACTTTCATAAAGTTCTTTTTTTGTTTTAAACTTTATCATCTTAACCACTTCCTCTTCGTGAAACCAACCAACATGCTTGTCGCAAATAGTATGAATTAAATACTTTGTTTCATCATAATTACTACTTGGGTTCTGCGATAAAAATAATTCATCAGAACGGCTTATTGAAAGTCTTGCAACATGACATTCATAAACTTTGCTTTCAAAAACTTTCCAAAATCGAGTACCTAATTCTACTTTATGGCCTAACGGTAGCAATTCTACTTTAGGTGTTTTACTGAATAATCCCATACTTTTCGTTTATTTATTAGTTTACTTTTTAAATTTTTACAAAATTTCGCCAATTAATTTTCAAACCTCTCATCCTAAATTTAGCCTATCGGTTTCGTGACAAACTTTCTAAAGGTATCTGCAACTCCCCCGGTAAACTTAGCCTATCAATGTGTTGCTCAAAATTGATGGGATGAAAGTTTGACCTTGTTTCTGGCTTTTAAAGAACGAATAAACCCGCATTGCCTTTGGCGCTAAAGGCCCCTTTATTCCTTCTTCTCGCCATCAACTTCGGCAACACGAAACCGTTGCCCACAACCTTAAAACGGCAACCACATCGCAAACTGAAAAACGTTTGCTTTACTGTGCTTGGCCATACGCCTTTGTGGGCAACCTCCGAGGCTATGCTTTTTTTAAAAATCCCCTTAAAAATGCTACTCATTTTTTGAAAAGGTTAATACTTCCGATTTCTTCGTTGTAAAATAAGAAGGAGTAAGTGGCTTATTAAATGTAAGCAGACTTACCCACAACTTGCCTGTAAATAATATTCTAATCCTTTCACGAAAAGAAAGTTTCCAGCAAGAAACACATTCGCCTTGTGGGGTATCTGCTTTAAATACTGGCAACGGCAAATATTCAGGTTGATTTTCTGCGTAGGTTTTATTAACCTCTGGAAATTTAATTGGTTTCATTGGTGGCTTCTTTTTCTAAGTTAGTTAAATATTTATCAATTTCATAAACAATATCAGGGTGCATTGCATCTCCGTTTTGCCTTGCAATATCTGTGTGCAATATTGCTGTCATAGTATCGAACATATCTAAACGAGCTTTCATAATTTCGTTTTGTTTTCTTAATCCACGAAGTTCATTTACTGCGGACTGTAGCATTTGTTTTTCATTCATAATTTTTGTTTTAATTGTTTTGTGTATCATGGGTGGTATGCCCGTTATCCTGTGTTATTATTTCAAATTTAGTTTCAAGTAATTTACGAAGTTCAATAAGATTCATGGCCTGCATAGCGGTTACGTCCGATAAACAAACAATCATATTTGTAGTATCTTCTAACATTTGGTCACGTTTCTTTTTACCATGCAATGCCTCGGTAGCTTTTAATCTTACTTCGCCTGTTTTCTCATTCATATTAGCACATGAATAAGACGGGTCTAATCGTAATAAGTATTCACTATGCCCCGGAGTATGTAATAATACAACACCAGCAATATCATACTTCGTAAGTATTGCTTTTATTTCTTCTGCTGCTTTTTTCAATTTTGGACTATACTGCATATTATCGTTATTTAAATTTATTTATCTAGCATTTAAGGCTATGGGCAACACAGGCTTTGGCGCTAAAGGCCCGCCCATAGTTTTTGGCCCTCACCTATTTTTAAAAAATGAATTTCCTCCCTGCTTTCAATCTTCCGTCCTTCGCACATCCCTTGGTAAGCGGAATCTCCCGCAGGGAGGAAATTCAGCGCAAAGCCTCGGAGTTATGCTCAATATTTTTTATCATTTTTTTTCCCGCCCATCGAATACAACTAACATACTATCGTGCATCGGGCTTTTGTTACTTACCAATTCTCCCTTCGTATTATGTCCAATAAACTTAATTCTGCCCTTGAAAAACTTTACTGGCTCTGTTGCGTTCGCCAAGATGATATCATGGAATAGTTTTGTGCTTGTCGAAACGGGCAGTAATAACACGCAAAGTTTTCCTTTCTTCATTTCATCAACCGCCTTTAAAATGAATTTTGGTTTTAGATCCTTTGAATAAGGCGGGTTAATAAAATTCCGTTCCTTCCATTCAATTTCCAATCCGTCCCATTTCGTGATATCATGCTTCAAAGGGCATGGGTCGAAATTGAAATTGTATTCCTCATTAAGTTTATCGTAAACATAAGGCGGTGTCGCCCAATTGTCCGAATGTGGTAAGTTTCTGTCTTTCATAGTTAGTTAGGTAAAGCCCTCGCACAAAAAATGATAAAAAATACTAAGCATAACATCGGCTTTAACGCAATTTTAAAAATGTCTTTTCTGTTTTTTTTCATTGGTATTTTTAAAACTGACGCAAAGCCTCGGAGGTTAGCCCGAATAACCAGCAATTTCGGTAGGAGCTAAACTCACCCTCTCGTTTCTTTAGTACTTTTTTTAATTTGGCCTGCACGCTTTTTAAAAATTAAAATAAATCACCTTTGTAGCTTTTCCATACATTAATAATATCCTTGTACTGCCTCTCTCTGTCTTTCATATCGGTAATAGTAATTTCAACTTCTGCTGTTTCAAAAACAAGGTTAAGACCGTTTTCTGAAAAGCCAACGAAGATTAATTTACTCTTATCAAATGAGTATTTAGTTCCGTGAAAAATAGTTGATTCTATCAAGCTCATATAAATTTAATTTGGGGTCAATACAGCCATTATCATATTATTGTAATCTTTTTGGCATGATAAAATAAGTTCGTTTTCTTTTACATTACTTAAATATGTAAATGGAGCTTCTGTTATTTTAACTCCAAATTGTTTTTCAATTTCTGATTTCATCCTATTAAATATTATTTCATAGTTTGCTAGTTTTGAAAACAAAGCAATTACTCCTGGAGCCGAACCACCAGAATGTCCTTGTTTCTCAAAAACCTTAATCAATTCCATAACTGCACCAGCGGTCATGCCTCCGTAAAAATCTCCTTTTTCATTGAACATATCAGCTAGTTCAAGTTCAAACTTTGCGTGTTTAATTAAATTTCCCATTGTGTTTATTTTTTATAGTTTTTAATTGCTTCGTTTACTTCTGTTTTTAATATTTCAATCAACTTATCGCTAGGAGTAAAATTAACCCAAGTATCACCAAATCCAATTCCTGTAATGTCATCCCGTATTCGATAATTAATACTAAGCATTCTATCTTCAACTCTTAGGTTAATGGTCTTTGGCTCTAATGTTACTTTCCTATTTAGTTTCATACTCAATTTTTTCGTGATTTAAGGCTATGGGCAACACAGGCTTTGGCGCTAAAGGCCGCCCATAGTTTTTGGCCCTCACCTATTTTTAAAAAATTAAGAGGTTAGTCGCTGCAATCATATTTCCAGTATATCATACAAATCGGGCAACTAACTGTATTCTCACTTCCTCTTTGGTTGTGGCTTACTTCAATTGTTCTATGCTTTTGCTCTCTGCATTTTCCATATTCAGGATAATCGGCAGTCAGGTAGCCAAATGTTTTTTGCTTCGTTTTGTCATCTGTTACATTTCCATCAGCATCAAAGTAAACGTGCTTCCATCCATTTTGCCATCCTAAAAACTTGTATCCATTTTCAGTATATTTATAATTAGCATCCTTCTTGTGCGTTTCTTTAAATAGTTTTTCCTCTGCATTTTTTTCTATAATTTCTTTCGCCTTTATTTCCGCCTCTGCAAAAGATAAAAACGCAATCCTATTTTCAAAAACATCTTTTACGTGTATAGCCGTTTTAGATATACTTTCTTTGCCTTCATAAATGCCCCATACATAGGAGTAATCAAAGTAAGCCATCTTCGGTGTAAAAACTATTTCGCTATTAAAAACGGCTTCAATTTTTTCAATGTCCTTATTCGTTGGCTTCTTGCCGTTAAAGTATAATCCAAATGAATAGTGCCTGTTTAAAACGGTGCAGTCATTTATTTTGCCGTTCAACTCTACTTTGTAAAAAATGCTTGGCACTAATGGATTTATCGTGTCCATAAAAGCACTTGCCTTTTCATTCAGTAACTCCAAGTAGTAATTCCACTTTTCTAAATTGTTTTTCATAAGTATTTTTTAAATAAAATTTTTAAACTTTTTTTCTCCCCTCTCAAAAAATAATAAAACAAAAACAGACGGCTAACACGGGCTTAAACAAAATTTGCTTTATCATTTTTCTATTTTTTAATTTTGGTATAAAGCAAACTTCGTTAAGCCCCAATCCATTAGCCCGAATGCCACCACAACAGGCAACAAATCGTATGGGCGACGTAATTAATCTCATATAAAGTTAACGATTGCCCATTAAATTTATTATATATTATACAAAAATAAAAGTGCTTTTTGGATTGATTTCTTTGCCAGGTGGTTCAGTTCTTTTTCATTCTCGATTTCAAAGTGCTTTATGAGGTAGGTTTTGACGGCTGGAGTAACTAAAATGTCGGATCTTACGTTTGCGTCGCAAATCTTATCAGCCATTCCTTTTGGCATATCAGTATCATAGGGGGCTAAGGCTTTTATGCAACGAAATGAATGGCCTTCTAAATGGGCTACGTATAAACGGGTAGGATTCTGTATGTGCTCAGGGGGTTTAGTTGCTGCTCTTTCTTCATCATTGCCTTGCATAATGGGTAAGATCCTGTTATTATTAGTTTGTTTACTCTGGTGTTGTAAAGCTGATATGCGACGGCAACTTTGGGCTTAACCGTAGGGTCGTAACCGAGCTTATTTACTATGGATTGTTGGCGATGTGGGTTCATGGGTACGGGCTTTTTCGTAGGCGCTTTTAGCTTCTGGTATTGTATTAAAACTTCCTAAATGAATATTTTTGTTGTTTCTTTTTATTTTTGCTATGTATTTGTTGAAATATTTATAAACTCCCATAGGTAACTCTCTGCTTAAACTACGATAGGCCCTGCTGTTTTCTATAGCAGATAAATATTCTAAGTTTATTAAGGAATTGTCATCTACAACACCGTTTATATGATTAACTGTTAAGGGGGAGTCGTGCTTAAATGCCAGTAATACTAAACGGTGGACCTTCTTAATTTTACTAATATGGTTTCGATATAAGCATATATATTTATATCCTTTCCTGTCTGATGCCGGTTTAAGTATTTTTTCTTTTTGTGTAGAATATACAGTATGTGTGTGTGGCACCACTCTTTTTAAAGATTTAATTCGTCCCAAATTACTTACTTGATAAAAGCCCTCCCATTCTGGAATATCTTTCCAAATTTCTCCGGGAATATCTTTTAAACTAAAATTTTCGTGTGGCTTCATAAAATTAAAAGCCCCCTGACAAGAAGGATTACCAATATCAACCGTTTGGATGTTACTGCATCTTGCCAAAGGGGTTTTAAAGTTTGTATTTGCATAGTTAATATTAGTAATCACAGCAAATATAGTAAATATTCTCATTTTTTCACATTAATGGCGTTGCCAATTAAATTACTCACCAATATGTGAGCCTTTTCTAAATCATAAAGCGACTCAATGCAAGACCACCATTGTAATGCTGCCTTTTCTTCTTCTTGATCTTGGAATGCTTTTGCAAACTCACACGGTTCCCCGAATTTCTGATCGCACAGGTGTATTAATTCTCCATATAGCTGGGACCTGGAAGAGTATAATTCAAGGAGCCAGTTCATCATGGCTTCTATATGAGGAGGGAGAGGAGAGTCTATCATGCTACGAGATTAATGTTTTGGGGCTTTGTTTTTATCTATCCACTTATTAAATTTAGGAATAATATTCATAAGTAAAACACATAGGAGCATACCATCAATTGCGTATAAACAAACATACATAAGGCTAATCATAATACTATCAGCCGTAATGGGTCCATTAAACCATGTGGGAATCTTATACCATCCAAAGGCGGTAACAAGAATATTAAAAACTATAAATATTAATATCCAGAATTTTATTGAACGTTTCATTATTTCAGATTAATTGCGTTACCCCTAAAAACGTATCAAATGTAGTATTATTGTTTATTGGTGACGAGATTTTAGTATAAAAGGGTTATATTTGGGGTAAATATTATTACTATGGTATCAATATATGAGTCTACACCAACTGGGGGAGACGCTAAGTTTGGCTGGTTTAAAAGATTTTTTGGAAAGAGGACAAAAAGAGGGGATGCTTTAAGACCGCACGAAATTACCCTAAAGGATGAGTATTATAGAATAACATTTTCAGACGGAACCACCATTACGGGAGGAGAGTGGAATTTTAGGGATGCTTTAAATGACTTTGAAAAAAAGGGCTATTCTACGCCATACCAAAAAGTTTCTCAGCGGCCATCCCTTTGAAGAAAAGGGAAAGGTCTATCTACAGATTAATAATCAAAAATGCGAGTTTAAAAACTTTGATACTTCAAAGTGGATTATTTACCTTGAGCACCCCCTCAATGGTAAAGTCGCCCTCAACAAGGCCGAACGCCCATAAAAATCTTTTAAGGTCTAATATCTGCTCTTCTTTGGTTAAGAGGTGAGGAAGGAGGGCAATTGCTTCCAAAGAAGTTATAATTTTCCACTTTTGTTTGTCTGTTAACGGCTCACCGGTCGTGGCCTCAATAGAACTCATATCGAACCAATCAAAGTTGGTTATTTCGGGGTCTGTTACATCTGTATTCATAATCTAAATTATTTAGCTTTTATTTAGTGTAAATTGGGTTTCAATGCCGTATTCAATCTCTTTACATCCCTGTCTTAATTCTACTGTTTTTACATCTGTATTCATAATCTAAATTATTTAGTTAATTTCTTGTGTAGATTGGGTATCAATGCCTTTAGCAATAACATGGCCCTCTCTTTGGCGCATACCGAGAACCGGAGTTTTCTTCGGTACATAGTTGCCGTCTGCGTTAAATTCCTTTTTATCGAAGTGCATATTGACAGCCTTTCCACTTCTTTGCTTGATTCGCATGAAATTTATCTCAAAAGCATTAAATATTTGATCCTTAATGATGTATGTTAATCTTTTTGAGGATGATATGGAAATTCTAGGGTTAGAAAGGTAATTTGCCTTTCTACATTTTCAAGAATTAATTTTACTTGATCTCCCCGCATCCCTTGTAAGTGGTTTAATATATCAATTGTTTTTTGTTCTAAAATGTCTTGGGGAAGGGTATAGCTTATATGCCCATTTACAATTGGGTTTATAGTGCCTTCAATTGTTTTTGGCTTTAATAGCTGTATTTTTTTATCATCCATAATAATCAATTTTAGATTTTATGGCCCTTAATATTCCTACAAGCCTTGGGATTAATGACGTTTCCAATAAGGAGTGTAAAGTAAGATATCAATACCATAAGCCAAATATAAGATTTTTATTTGAGACGAGATTAATCCACAGGCCTTTTTTGAATTCTCTTTAATTCTGCATCCAGGGGATTGGGCCTAGCTGCCTTTTTATATTTAAACTTCTTTTTATGCTTTGATTTTTTATTTTTCTGCTTCTTTTTCTTTTTAATAGTTTGTTTTCTAGGCGGTTTGCCTTGAAATAGCGTTGCGCCTTGTCCTTTAGCTATCAACCGGGCTCTTTGTTCCTCTTTTGACTGTCCCATTCTACCGTAGGGTTGAGGGCTTAAAAAGAAAAAGAGAAAAGAAAGAAAAGAAGTAACGAGAACAAAACAAACAAAAGAGAAAAAGAAAAAACGTAGAAAAAAGAACTTTATAAGCTCGCACCCCACAAGGGGTATTTATCCGATCCAAGCCCATAGACAAGTTTAGCCGATTAACGAACAGTGTGGCGCCTGTCCGGTTCTGTATTATTATCATGTTGAAATACCCATAAATTAAAAGCCCCCATTTGATGTTGAGTCAGGCCGGGGGCAGATAATATAAAATTTTTGTATTTTATACCTAACTCAACGATACAAATGTAAGTCAGGTTTTTGAGATATACAATACCCTAACGTAAATTTATTTTAGATATTGTGGGCAACGAAATTAATGTTGAAGTTGAAAATAGGCTTCAAGTGATTGTTTTTCAGCCATCCACTCTGGACTTGGCTCCAATCCGGCCTCTTTATATTTTCTCATAGCCTCCCTTAAATCGTTTAGCCTTTCTTCGTTCCAAAGATACATTGGTTTTATTCCTAATGGCGGCTTAATGGCTTTATCTTCTTTCCAGCGAATTATATACATTGGATCAGAGCGTAATATTTCAGCTATTCCAGTAAAGCATCCAAATATTGGCGGACTTCCAAGCAATTCATCTCTAAAATTCTTAGCTTCATATCCTAATTTAATTAGCTCATTTATTGCGTAATCAGATAAATAGCCATAGGTTTCAAAATGATATTTACCCCGAGCCGATTCTCTTTTAACATCTTGTAAAACGCTTTCAAGTTCCTTTTGATTGGCTTTAATTGATTCCTGTATTGCTTCGCTGGCCGTTAATTGGGTTTTATCAATAATGTTTTTTAGCTGGCATCCGTCTAGAAGATCTATGTCAATATTATTGAAATCTTTCTTCTCTTTGAACCATTCCGGGTTGTTTTCAACTATTTCGGCTACGTAAATCTTACCCTTCCCCGCTAGGGTTGGATTATTCTCGTCTCTCGGAATATAATAATGGTCGCCTATTGGTTGTTCGCATTTTAGATACTCTGTACCGGCCTTGCATTCTGGTAAATCCTTAATTAAAATGTAGGTTTTCATGGTTTTAAAGTTAGGCAGCATATATGCTATTTCGTCCAATTTATAGATCACTCCATTTGTGCTTTTTATAAAAATAGTATCCGTGGAGTTTTCGGGATTATATATTATATCGGCAATAATACCTTTTGTAATACCATATTTTGAATGTCTTTCAAATGTACCACCGAGAAAGTTCCGATATTTATTTAATGTACTATTCATTTTTATTAAACTATATTTTATTTTAGATATTGTCTTTGTACCCGTTTTTCTTTTGGGGTGACGAAATTAATCTCAGGGCTTTTTCCCCTAAATATCCAAAGTGCTTTTATTTTCAAGTGCTTTTTTATTGGGCCTTAAATTGGAATTACACCTCTCGGTCATAGGATTTATGCGTAATATTCAATGTTATTCAGCCTTTTGGGAAAAATCCCATATATGTGGTGTTGTATGTTGTGGTGTTTTCAACAATAATTGCGTCTCATCATATTCCTTTCTAACATGCTTAACCGCACGATCCAAAAAGGGCCTTTTAAAATCTGGGTGGAATTCGGGCATTCTTTTGAAGATCAGGTCGTTTGTCCAGCCCTCCTTAATAAAGTATAGAATGGTAGATTTATAAGGCTTTAGGCGCTCAATGAATTTTTGTTTATTGGCGACGTTACCCATAGTCCGGCCTGTTAGGTTTGCGACGGTGCCCATTGACTCTCCCCTGGACCTCTTGGCATTCAGGGCCTCTTTTATCCTGGTTCTTATTCTTTTCCCTTCCCAGTCAGCAATAACAGCCATGATACCTATCATGAATTCGTCGGCCTGGGGCATATCGGCTATACACAGTTTAAGTCCGGAGTCTCTTAATGTGAATAAAAAGGATGCATTGCGGCTCAACCTGTCCAGTTTTGCGATTAATAACGTCGCCCCATGTAATTTACAGGCTGCAATAGCCTTCAATAGCTCTGGTCTTTTATCATTCTTTCCGCTTTCGGCCTCTGTGAATGAAAATAGAATCTCGTCATCCGGTTTAATTATTTGTTGAATTGCAGCCTCTTGAGCTTCCAAACCCAGACCGGATTTAGCTTGCTTGCCCGTTGAAACTCGCCTGTACGCTATATACTGCATATTTTCAGATTAATTACGTCGTTAATAAAACCCCTCAACTCCAGGAATAGAGTTAAGGGGTCAATTGTTAAACTACTCAGCCTATAAATGAACGTATACTATTTTTGGGGTGACGAGATTAATCCCGTCACAAATTAAACTACTCTCTGCCTTAAATCATAATTCTCTAGCCTATGTAGTTTATCTTCCCACCGGCTCATTAATAATTTACGACCTTGAGGCTCTTTGTACCAGCTTATAATAGTTCTGCAGGCCTCCAATTGAATGGGCAGATTGCATGACTCTATTACTTTGACTATATAAAAGAAGTTTTTCATGGGGCGACGGGATTTTAGGGGTTATGCTTCAAATTTTTTCTTTAATTCTTCATACAATATTTTTTCTTTAGCAAGCTTTTCTAATATCTGCTGCTTTTTATAATCTTGTTCACGCTGTAACCGTTCTGCGCATTGAGTTTCGGTTTCTTCATATTTATAATACGCCCATATATCTATATCCATATCATCCCAGTCATAGGTGGCATATAATTCGAGATGAGTTGCTTTCTCAGCTTTCGCCTTTTCAATCCATTGTAATAAGTCGTCGATTAATATTTCACGTCTATCAACTGTAATATTCTCTCCGACTGTTGTCTGTATTATCTTCTTTTCCATAGCTGTTATGGTGAGTTTATTTAATGGTTTGTACCTAGAAAAGCGGCTCCGATTAAGGTAGCCGCTTGACATTAATTGCGTCGCCCCTAAAAACTAGGGAAAGGAATACCATTTAAGGCAGTGAACGCTATTAGGCCTGTGAAGATCATTCCAATTAGAAATAATACTCCGTTTGATTTGATTGCTTTCATTTTATGAGAGTTTTTATAGTTGTTATATCTAATTTAACGCTAATTTACATCAAATGTTGCAAAAAACAGTAATAAAACGCCAATAAATACCTACTTTAACACATTATTAACTAAAGTTGAGAGGTTGAAGTCCTTATAACTATACTAATAATCAATAAGTTACGAAGATTAGTGTTGATAATCAGATAGTTATAGATTAGTTTCGTCGCCAATAAGAACCAATACTAAGTAATCACCCTCCCAACACCGCTAGAGAGATAGATTAAACCAAGATAGCCTGGCGCTTAAATTAAGATCAAAGGATAAAATGGCGAAAACAAAGGGGTTGATATTAATCGCGTCTCATATAAACCCCTAACCACCCATAAGAACAGTACACAGAGACTACCATAAAGAGAGAAGCGTAAACAATTTCCACAACGAAATGCCTAAACTAAAAGATTTTAAATTGAAAAAAATAAAAAGGTAATTCGCTAGAAGGAAGGAAGAACAACAGCTTTCCCTTTGTTATCAAGGCTTTCAGACTAATTGAGTTTATCATAATGCTTTATCTTGTAGGCTCAGCGCCAATACACTATTGGAACTAATGTTCTTGTAGTGTAATAGAATAGCTTTGTGCTTTATCTTTACTGATTTGCCCATGATTACAGAGTGCTTTGCTCTTATGCCTTAGTGTTTTCAATGGTTTCAAGAGAGGGGGGTGGGTTTCGGGATTTTTTTCCCTGAGCAAGGGGGGCCGGCGGGTTGCCTATAGTAACCTCACAGAAACAGTTAAGTAATTCTTTTTAAATGACGTATATGGGAATGGATTCATCTATTTGATTATCAGTGTAGTTATTGTTTTGCTTTATAAAGTTGTGATTGTCAGATAATATCCGTAATTTTGCTCCGAATGAATATAAGGCATAATAGTAAGGTTGGGTATATTTTCTTGTACTATTTAAATCGGACATTGGTTTATATAGGTATAGGTAGGAGTTTTAATAGTCGGAGTTTGGATAAATTAAAGAATATTAAATTTAATGGACTGGTTATAAATGAAATAGAAATAAAAGATTTGGTTGGGTTGAAAAGGGCTATGGTAAATAAATATCGACCGATACACAATAAGATAGAGGAAAAGAAAGTTAAGAGAAAGATTCCGGAAGTGTCGGTGCCTGCTGGAGATGTTAGTTTAAGTTCTTCGTATTTGGAGAAGGCGGCATATTGCAAGGATCGGGATATAAGTTTGGCTGAGTTAGAAAAAAAATTAAAAGAAAATGGTTGAGAGTATTCCGGTAGAGGTTAAGTGGGTTTGGGTAATGCAGCAACTTAAACAACCTGTTGGTCGAAAACTTTTTGATGAGATAGATATGATTATTGATAGTTATCCAGTCTTTTTTCCATGGGAGCATAAATACAAATCTATTCCAAATGAAGTTCATGATGCTTATTTTAGGGAAAAGAACCCTGGATGGGATAAGCCGTTGGATTTTAGTAGGCAATCTTCTATTTATGGTGCTCCAATTGTGTTGACTGCTCAAGATATGTCAAAAAGCCATTTAGATATTTTGCAGGATATTTTTGATTTGGAAGAGGCTTATAAACAAAAAGCTATTATTAAAGAAAAAGAAGATAAAGTGTTGTGGGATAAGTATTATAAAAAATATAAACTTAAATATAGGGAGTAATGGTATTAGGGTTTAAGCCACAGTTTGTGGAGAAAATATTGAATGGTACGAAGATCCACACGATCCGTGGGGATTGGAAACATAGGTGGCAGGAAGGGAAAAAGATTCACTTTGCTACTGGGGTTAGAACAAAGAACTATAAATGTTTTAAGGAGGGGGTCTGTACTGGAAATAGGAGGATCGAGATTAATCCGGAAGACAGGGTGGTTTCAATTACGGTGAATGGTTGTGAGACTTTAAAGTTTAATAAGGTTGGTTTGGACGCATTGGCTAAAAATGACGGGTTTGATTCGGTTGAGGATTTTTGGCTGTGGTTTGATAAGCCATTTGTAGGAAAGATAATCTACTGGACAGGTTTTAAATATTGATAACGAGATTAATATGAAACGATATTTATTATTTTGTTTTTCGGACTACTACCCGTCTGGAGGCCTGGGAGATGTTAGGTTTTCGGCTGATAGTATTCAGGAAATAACCGATTGGCTTTTAATAGACGAGAAAGGGGTATGGAATTCATTATCAGACTATAACTATGTATGGGACCGGATAGAAGATAAGGAATATGAATTGGATAGTTTTGATTTAAAGACATTTAAGGAGGAAAAACCGCCATTTTGAACGTAATTAATCTGGATCGAATTTTTTCGAAGTACGTGCGGTTGTTGTGGTCCGATAAGGGAGGAAGGGTTAAGTGTTATACCTGTCCTGTAGTATTAAGGTGGGAGGATGCTCAGTGTGGTCACTTTATGAGTAGGCGCTTTATGGCGACGCGATTTATGTTGAATAATTGCCGGGTGCAGTGCCCTGGGTGTAATTTGAATTGTTCTGATGGGGGTGAAAAGCAGAAAATTTTCGAAAAAAACCTTCGATTAGAGCTTGGGGATGAAGTGGTGGATGGGATTATTTTAGCAGCTAGATCCATTAAAAAATGGGCTCCGTGGGAGATAAAAGCGATGGGGGAGGAATACCAGGAAAAAATAAAACTTGCGATTCCACAATAAAAGGATAATATTTGTGTTTAAGGATATGTAGGTTCTTTAAAAATGTTATGTTATATTCCCCCTTTATGTGAGAGTTTTGGGGGAGTTTTTTTGTGACGAGATTAATGTGGGCATAATGGATGCCAAATCGAAAGACTTGTAAGCGGCCAAATCCTTGTTAAAGTTAAAACTACCACCCTATTAATTTCGTCATCAAATCAGAAAAAAAAATAAAAATGGATTGTACAATTAATATCATATCTCGGAGACCTAGAATTTTAAGGTGGTTTGAATTTAAAAATCACACCCATAAGGTTATTTTAACTAACGATCTTTTTAAACTTGAATCCACCGATAGGTTTACACAGGTTGTTTCTATTGATATGAAGGTAAAATGTCATTTTGAACCAATTTTTGTAAAAGATTTCAAGGATATAACAATAGTACAGCCGCCACATTAATCACGTAACAAATAAAAACAAAACATAAATGGAAAAATTAGATGTAAATGAAGTTGAGCTAAATGGCGTCAAGTATGTAAGAAAAGACTCCATCTCTCAAAACCAAGTGGCAGAATCTTTGGATGGGATGCCATATGTAATTATAAGAACTGAATCAGCTGGTGTCCACGCAGGGTTTTTAAAAAAGAGGGTGGGGCAAGAAGTTGAGCTTTTACACGCTAGAAGATTGTGGTATTGGAAAGGAGCTGCTTCATTAAGTCAGTTGGCCGAAGAAGGAACTAAAAATCCGGATGAATGCAAATTTCCTTGTGAGGTTTCAAGAATTGAACTTATGCAAGCTATTGAGGTTATTCTATGTACTCAAAAGGCAAAGGAATCAATTCAAAACGTGAAGATATGGCAGATGTAGGAGATATTCATAACGGCGACGGCTACGGCTACGGCTCCGGCTCCGGCTACGGCTACGGCGACGGCGAGGGTTCCGGCGACGGCTACGGCTACGGCTACGGCGACGGCTACGGCGACGGCTCC